CCGTTTCAGTAACTGTAGCCGTTTCGGTTGCTGTTGGTGTGATCGTAACCGTTTCGGTTGCTGTTGGTGTGATTGTAGCCGTTTCAGTAACTGTAGCCGTTTCGGTTGCTGTTGGTGTGATCGTAGCCGTTTCAGTAACTGTAGCCGTTTCGGTTGCTGTTGGTGTGATCGTAGCTGTTTCGGTAACTGTTATGGTTGGGGTGACCGTAACTGTTGTGGTAGGTGTGATCGTAGCTGTTTCTGTAACTGTAGCTGTTGGTGTAACCGTGGTAGTTTCCGTAGCTGTAGTAGTTTCTGTCGCTGTAGTAGTTTCTGTCGCTGTAATAGTTTCAGTAACCGTTGTAGTTGGTGTGATAGTAGCTGTTTCGGTTACTGTTGGTGTGATCGTAGTCGTTTCGGTTACTGTTGGTGTGATTGTAGCCGTTTTAGTAACTGTAGCTGTTGGTGTGATCGTAGCCGTTTCAGTAACTGTAGCCGTTTCGGTTACTGTTGGTGTGATCGTAGCCGTTTCGGTTACTGTTGGTGTGATTGTAGCCGTTTCAGTAACTGTAGCTGTTGGTGTGATTGTAGCCGTTTCAGTAACTGTAGCCGTTTCGGTTACTGTTGGTGTGATCGTAGCCGTTTCGGTTACTGTTGATGTAATCGTAGTTGTTTCCGTAACCGTTGTGGTTGGTGGAGTGCTAGGGGTAAGGGTTGGGGTACTACTAAAAGTTTCTGTAGGAGTATAAAAATTAACAGGAAAATCTCCAGACGATTTAGGTTTATATACAGGATTATGAACCGAATTAAAAATTAATTCTCCAGAGGAGGATGTAAATTCAATCTTTGTGTATTCAAAGTTAAAAACATCATTAAAGTAAAAACTCTTGGAGGATCCCGAGTCGATTTTTTCGGTGTAAATACAAGTCCAAACAGAGAAATCTTTTAAGTTAGAAACGCAAACTCTGACTACTGCATCTGAGATACCAGAATTTTCTACAAAAAAAGTATATGAATGTGTTAGGTTTTTACCAATAAAAAACCCCTCAGAACTTAAAGTTTGAGAGGTTCCAGATGAACCAGACAAACTCCCAGAGAAAGTTGTGGGTTCGCTAGAAAATATATTTATATTAGACATGGAGACTGTAAAAAACTTTTACACAAAACCTCCATGAAAAAGAAATTTTTTATGATCTAGAATCTGCGGATTGTTTGTTTTTTAAATACCAGGAAATTGTTTGCCGCAAACCTTCTTCAAAAGAAATAGGCATAAAATCAGGAAACTTAGACTTCATTTTGGTTACATCGAGAACTTTTCTCATGACTCCGTTAGGCTTAGAAGTGTCCCATTTTAGTTCTCCTTGGTAATTCATATATTTAGCTGTAAGATCAGCAAGCTCTTTAATTGATGTTCCTACTCCAGTTCCTATATTGATAGGTTCAAGGTCAGACTCCGCATTGATAGAAATTTTGATCGCTTTTGCAGCGTCTTTTACATATAAAAATTCTCTAACTGGACTTCCATCACCCCAGTTTGTTATAGAAGAATTATTAATTTCGTCGGAAAATCTTTTAATTAAGGCGGCGACTACATGAGCTCTGTAAATTTGAAAAACATCGTGCTCTCCGTATAAATTGGTTAGAGAAAGGTGGTTACCGAGTAAGCCGTATTGCTGGAAGTAAGATTTTTGAGCAATGAGTTGGATTTTTTTAGAAGAACCATATCCAATAACAGAATCGTGCATAGGGCCACTCCAGAAATCTTCTTCTTTCATGTCTCCGATAACTTCCCCTGGGTAAGCACATGCAGAACCTACAGCCACAACTTTTTTAACACCATTTTTAGCAGCGGCTTCGTAAATGTTTGCTGTCATTATGGTGTTATTTCTAAAAAGATTAGCGGGTTCTTCGATATTGATATTTAAGCCCCCGTAGTAAGCAGCCGAGTGAACTACCACTTCTGGTTTATGCTCTTTAATAAAATTAGAAGTAGATTCATAATCATAAAGATTGAATTCAGAGCTTCTTGGAGCAAGAACTTCGAATTCTTGACTACATTCGTTAACTATTTGTCGACCAAGGAATCCCGAGCCTCCTGTTATTAATATTTTTTTATACATTTTTATATTTACTTCTGCTATCTAAAGCTGGAACAGCTTTAATTAATTCATTTATACCATCCTTGACAGATGTTTTGATTTTAAAGCCTTTGTTGTTTATTTTTTCATAAGAAACTTCGTAATTTCTTTTATCTTCGTCTTCTCCTATTTCAGCAAAGTGTAAGTAATAATCCACTCTTTCTTTAATCATTAATGCTATTTCTTCTTTATTGAAATTGTTGAAATCCCCGCCAATGTTATAAGTGTCGTTCTTCATATTGTCGTAATTTTCTATAGCATAAATAATACTATCTGCCATGTCGTTAACATGAATGAAAGTTCTCTTAAATGATTTTTCAAACATAACAAGGGTTTTGTTATTGATGGCTTGGTAAACAAAGTCGTTAATTAATAAATCTAAACGCATCCTAGGGGAAAGGCCAAAAGCGGTAGCAAAACGATAAGCAACCGCTCCATTTTCGTTGAGGAAAATTTCTTCAGCTTTCGTCTTTGTTTTGCCGTATAAACTAATTGGATTTAAGGGAGTTTCTTCTGTGCAGATTTGGTTTTCTATAATTCCATAATTAGAGCCTGTTGAAGCATAAACAACACCCTGATCTGAGGAAAGTAAAGAAGAGATATGTTTGGTGGAGTGAACATTTACTTCTCTAGCTAATTGAGGGTTTTTGCGGCAAGCTGGAAAACCTACAATAGCAGCAAGATGTATAACAAATTCAAAATTATGAACTAAATTTTTCATTAGAGATTTATCTCTAACATCGCCTTTTATGAATTGAAATTTAGCATTATTAAAATGAGGGATCAATGTGAACCCATTGTCGTACATTAAATTGTCAACGACACAAACTTTAAAACCTTTTTTTAATAGTTTTTCAACTAAAACAGACCCTACATAACCAGCTCCACCTGTAACTAAAACTTTCATATATTATATATATTATAATTTATTTTTTAATTTTCTATTTTTATTTTGAGGTGAAAAAATATTATTTTTATATAGAAAAGAATTTGATATTCTATGTAATCCATCTTTATGTTGATGTTCTACATGGTAAAAGTCAAAGTTTAATTTCAAGCCTAAATTATAAATGTTGTACTTGTGTAATAATCTATTTATAAAATCTATAGATTGATAATTTTGAAAAACTAAGTCTTGATTAAAACCATTATTGATATGAGCCGCATTTTTGGAAAAAAATAAAACACCACGTTGACAACCAAAAAACGGAAAGAACTTTTCGTTGGATTTTTTATTAAAGCAATGTTGGGTTTCTGTTAAGTTAAAATCTTGAAAATTATCACTGAGTAGAATTTTATCAATGGATTCTAGTTGATTGTAATTAATATTTCTTGAGCAAGAAAAAGCTAAATTAGGTAAATTTAATTTTTGATCAAACCAATGAAAAAAAGAAGGGCCTATAATTGTGTCATGGTCGATTTTTAAAAAAAAGTTACTGGAGCTATGATTAATTGCTTCATTTAGAGCGTGGGGTTGAGAGTATTCAGAGTCGCCGTTTAATGGGTCGCAATAATCTTTACCAAAATGCAAAAACTTAACGAAATTAAAATCCGCTTTATTTAAAATAGGACTTTTGCATAAGGGTAATGAAGATCCCCAGTCAACCAGGATGACGTCGAAAAGAATTTTGGAGTTTAGAAGTTTAGAAAACCTACGGATGTATTTAAGTATTAATTCTAATTTTTTAATTGATTTGCCGCAATAATTGTCGTTCTTGGAGCAAAGTATTATGCTTAAACTTTTTTGACTCATAAAAAACTATTAATTAAGGTGGGAGAAATTTTAAAAGAAAAAGAAGATTCATTTATAAAAAAAAATTTTTTAGGATTTTTATGGTTTAGATTTTTGGAATCACGAGGTGTTGTGATAAAGTAATCAAAGTTATAATCGTGGAGATTGTAGTCTTCTGTTTTGTAGAAGGTAAAATTTATTTCGGATAGTTTTTTAGTTATTTTTTTATCTAGTGGAGACACGAAAAACTCACAATTTTTAAGCTCAAATGAAACTTTGCCAATTTGAGACATTAAGATGTTAAAGTCAGAAAACTTTAAAGAGGGGCAGTGTATATAAATTAAGCTCTTGTTGGAAAAAAAATCTGGAAGCACAATATAATTATATTAATCTAAAAACTTGGATTTTAAACTATTATACAATTTATAATCAAATTTAGTTTTTTCATTAAAAACTTCCAGATACTCTTCAGGTAGAGATTCTTTCGAGAATTTTTTATTTTTATTTTCGTTTTTAGTAAGCGGAGTATCTTTAAACCAAGATTCTGGAGTTAGGTGCGGAGATAAACCGTCATATATATTTTCATAAATAGACCCTATTTTACTGGGAAAATCAGAGTCCTCCGTAAAAACAATATTAAAATAAGATATAAATTTTAAAAATTTTTCATAAATAGCTTCGGATATTTCATGCTCGTCTTTAACATCCAGGAGGTTCCTAATAACCCAAGCATCTTCAAACTGCATACTGGCGGTGTAGTCCATGAAGGTGTCGTAAGAAATGGAGCCGTGCTTTTCGTCGTGAGAAGAAGCAAAGGAATTGTTATATTCATATAAAGATAGAGCTCTATCAAGAGGATCTCTTAAGGCCAAGAAAGGTCTAAGAGAATAAAATTCCGAATCAAAGAAATTAAAAAGAGTGTTAAAATGCCTAAATCCATTACTATTGACTGTGATGGAGAAGGGCGAAATGAAATTAAATAAATCAATCGGAACATCTGAAATTTCGCATTTATAAGTAATTGACTCTACATGCTCAATATTTTTATCTAAACCTAATATATTTTCTGAATCTATAAAAAATACATTAAAACATTCTAACCCCTTGATGGTAATTCTTAATTCGCGTGGGTATTCCGACTGGAAGTAAAGCCTATTATAGCGTCTTAACAAATTAAGAATTAAACTTTCAATGAAGGTACCTGCGTTTTTTGGTATGTGGAAAAATATAGGAATATTAAGCTTGCTGAGTGAGGGTTTTGAGTATTTTTTGATTAATTCTATTTTAGGATCTAAGTAATCGATAGTGTCTAAGCTAGCTTTAGATGTGAAAGAGAAGTTGTCAGAATTAGTTTTATGATGAAGAATTATTGTATCTGGGTAATGCGTTAAAACCTTAAACATGCTTAGACCTGCGTCTTCTGGGTCGCTAGCATTAGTTATAAATTTTGTATCTATAAGCTTATTCGAGTTATTAAAAAAGCGAGATCCTTCTTCTGATCTTCGCCATTCATCTATAGCTATATCGAAATTAATAAATGGAACACCACTTTTTACCGATTTAATTAAATGTTCTTCGCTGGATTTTAATATTTTATATAAATCTTGATTTAAATTATATATAGCTATTCCGTTTAAATGATCTTTGTAATCTAATACTCTGTGCCATTTTTGAATACCTTTATACTTAGAGCCAGCTATAGAAAACTCATTAGAGTTACAGAAATTTAAGATATAGTCTAGCCATTTTGCTTTTAAAATCTGAATATCTGTTTCTAGTAAGAGGGTGTATTGGTAGCGATTTGGGTGAGACAGAAGATAGTATAAACTTTGGTAGAAAGAGTTGTTGGGACCAGAGCTTAAGCCGTGAGGGGGTATAATTTCTGGTAGACTAGATCTACTATCCCAATGCTTTATATATAAATTGTCAGAGCCACTAAGGTTTAGACTATGGGTGTAAATCTTATTTAGATAAAAGGTGTTTCCTAAATCAAGTATTTTAGTTAAATTAGAATTGGATTCAGGTAAATTATCAAATATTAAAAATAAATCAAAAGAATATTTTTCAGACGGTGTTTTTGAGATTATTTTTACAATAGATTGATATAAACCGCCAGATTCTAACTCTTTTTGAGTGCAGGGGTAGAAAACGCATATTTTATTTTGTTTTTTTAAAGATTTTGCCATGCTTTATGTAGGTACACACAAATACACATGTATTACACATAATTATTGACAACTTTCGCAACTTTCGCCACGATCTTTAGCTTCTAGGCTGCAAGACTTATTTTTTGGCTCGGTTTCTGATTGAGAAGACTTCTCGATTTTACTAGCAGCACGATTTCTTAAATAATAAGTTGTTTTTAAGCATTTCTCCCAAGCATGAAAGTATATATCGTTTAAGTATTTTAATGAAGTTGTTTTATTGTAGAGGTTGAAGCTAACAGCCTGATCTATCCATTTTTGTCGAACTGAGTTGCAGTCTATTAGTTTGAACATATCTCTATCGAAAGCCGTTTTGTATTTTTCTTTTAAGATATCTGGTATAGAATCATCTATTAGAGACAAATCTCCATCGCAATTTTTTACTAAATTTGAAATTTCTGAATTCCATAAACCTCTGTCTTTCATGTCTTTAACAAAATGAGGATTGGTGATATAAAAATTACCGCTTTTATTTTCGTAAACAAATAAAACGGAAAAATTAGGTTCAATGCTTTGTTCCACACCATTGATGTAGCCAATTGTGGCCGTTGGGGCAATTGCCATAACATTACTATTGCGCATTCCGTGGGATTTTATTGAATCTCGCACTTCCGACCAGTTTAAAGACTCTTTTTTATTAAATTTTGATTTTCTATATTTATTTAAAATACCAAAACTATCTATTGGTAGAATGTTTTGGTGCCACAAAGAACCTTCAAAAGTTTCGTAAGGACCCCTTTCCTTTGCTAAGTTTGAGCTAGCAAGAATAGCCTCCCTACTATAAAACTCAAAGAAATAATCATTCCAATGTATAGCTTCTTCGCTATCGATAGGTATATTTTTTACATGAAGTACATCGTGTATGCCCATGACTCCTAATCCTACTGGGCGATTTTTAAGATTAGAGTTACTGGACTCTTTGGTTGGGTAGAAGTTAATATCAATTACGTTATCCAGCATTCTAACAGCAGTGTGAATAGATTGTTTGAGTTTATCAAAATCTATATCACCGTCTTCCAATAAGTGATTCAGTACATTAATAGAACCTAAATTACAAACAGCGGTTTCTCCGATTTTAGTTTTTTCGCCTCGTTTGTATTCAGACGGTTTTGTGTGAAGGGTGATCTCCGTGCAAAGATTAGAGCTACGTACGGCTCCAGCATGTTGATTGGTGTATCGAATGTTACACGGATCTTTAAATGTGTTCCAGGGATGAGATGTCTCAAATAGTACTTTAAGCATCTTTTTCCATAGTTCTTTAGCTGGGGTTGTTCTGTAGTTTTTTATTAAGCCTTCATCAGCTTGATTGCATAATTCGTTATATCTTACATCGAAATCTTCTCCAAATCGATCATGAAGGTCTGCATATTTAGGGTCAAAGAAATACCAAATTTCTTCATTTTTAACCCTACGCATAAACTCATCGGGAATCCAGGAGGCGGTATTCATGTCGTGACATCGAAGCCTGTCGTCCCCAGTGTTTCTGCGAAGATTTAAAAAGTCTTCATAATCTAAGTGCCAGGGTTCCAGATAAGCACAGCCAGCACCTGGACGTTTTCCGCCCTGATTTACCGCAACTAATAAATCATTGTATATTTTAAGCCATGGAACTAGCCCGCTAGAAATACCGTTAGTTCCTTGAATATGAGAACCCGTGGAGCGAAAAGGAGTAACATCAAGACCGAGACCGCCAGCATATTTTGATTTTCTGGCTTCTTGCCAGGCACCATCAAAGATACCATCAATGCTATCATCAAAAGTGTTAAGGTAGCAAGAGCTAAGCTGCGAATGAGTGGTTCCACTGTTAAAAAGAGTTGGGGTAGATGGGGTATAAAGCTGCTGGCTAATTAAATTATAAAATTCAACAGCTCTTTCGTTTTTATTATCCTCGTCGATAGAAAGCCCCATAGCAACACGCATAAAAAAAGATTGCGGAGTTTCCATAATCTTATCGTCTATTCTAAGAAAATATCTATCGTAAAGAATTTGAACTCCGAGATATTTTAAGTTTTTATCTCTTCTGATTTTTATATTTTCAGACAAGAAAGCGAGATCAAAGTCCAGTAAACGCTCATCTAGTCTATTTTCCTTAACTAATTTTTTTGTGTTTTGAATGAAGCTTTTCCTATATTGGAGTTTAAACGTATCGGAGTCCACACCCTCTTTAAAAACTTCTTTGTATAAAGTGTTGAGCAATAGCTGTGCGGCAGCAAAGGAGTAATTAGGTTCTTTTTCAATCTTTTCGCGGGCAGAAAATATTAGAGCTTGATCTATTTCTCTAGTCGTTATCTTGTCGAATAGTTGTAATTGAGCATCTAGCACAATCTCGCTAGCTGATACATCTTCTATTCCAACGCAAGCTCTTTCAGCACTAGCATTTATCTTTTCTACATTAAAATCTTCTAACCTGCCGTTTCGTTTCTTAATTTTCATATTTATTAATCAACTATCATACACAAACTTTTGATAGCTAAAATTAATATATCAAAAACTTAAAGTTTTTACAAGTAAAATATTTTATGATGTTATCAACAAAACAAGATATATATAATATATTAATATATATATTAGGATATATAAAGACTCAAAAGTTAATATTATAAATAAATACATACAAGTTTGTAAAAAAACTTGACTTTTTGTTAAAAACTGATATCTTATATCAATGCCTAAAGAAAATATATCAAGATTGATCACCAATGATTTTGAAAATTTATATTTCATAACATCAGCGAACTGGGAAGTGTCAGTTGTGGCCTCAAATCATGAAGAGGCTGCATCTAAGGCATTAGAGCTAATGCTAGATAATGAAGGTGCCAACTTAAAGCTAAGTCCAGCAATAATTTCATTAAACTGCTCTAAGTTTTGTATAAACTTTAATCAAGATCATAGCAAAATATTATCAACACCTTATATATTATCCAATATAGGTAGACATGACCTATCAAAAAAATTCAAAAAAATAATCCCATCTTAATATGATTATAGCAGTATCAGGAGTAGCTCGTTCAGGTAAAGACACATTTTTCTCTTTATTGAAGTCTCAATCCAAGAATTACCAATTAAAAATTAAAAGACTAGCCTTTGCCGATCAAATAAAAAAAGACTTAAGACCCTTAGTTAAACGTAAATTTAATATAGATATACTTAATCCAACAGCAATTGAGAAAGAACTAGTTAGACCATTATTGGTTGCATATGGAACTGATCTCGGCAGAAAGATGGATAAGAATTTCTGGATTAAAGTTATAGAGCCTCAGCTTCAAAAAAATGAATCTAAAGGAATTATATCTGTCATAACAGATACTAGGTACCCTAATGAACAAGAATTTTTAAAAAATAAATTCAAAGACTCTTGTTGTGTTCATGTAAGTAGACATGGATTCAAGCCTATAAACTCAGAAGAAGAAGCCTACACTCCGTCTCTAGAGAGAAATTCGGATTATGTAATAAACTGGAGTTCATTTGAAGGGGATCATTCCAAGGGCTTACCATTCATACAAGAATTTATAAATGAAAAAATTAAACGAAAATGAAATAATAAACGAGATCAAATCTGGAAAAAATACAACCAAAAACTTTCGCGAAATCTTGGAAGCTCATAGTGGTATTTTTTTTAAAATGTGCTCTAAATATATGTATGGCAATTTTGATTTTTATAAAAACGACTTCTTACCAAATAGAGAAAGTTTTATATATGAATGTATATTAGACTATGATCCTGATAAAGGAGCTAAATTCAGCACTTATTTAGCTAGTAGAATAAAGTGGTTCTGCTTGAATCTCTATAACAAAAATAAAGAATCCAACACTAAGAAAGTTGCTATAAAACAAGAAGATCTAAACAATATCCAATACTCTGACACTTCAATAATTTCTCTAGAAAAAAAAGACGCCCTAGAAGAGTTTTTAAAAAAATTAAAGAATAATAAAGACTTGCGACTTTATGAGATATTTAAACTTAGATATTTAGATGGCGAAAACAACACTGTGATGCCTTGGAGTGTTGTAGCCCAATCCCCTAAAATAAATCTCAGCGTTCAAGGCTGCATAAATGTACATAATAAATATATAGAAAAAATAAGAAAGGAAAAAATATAATGGCTTTTTACTTAAATCAATTTCACTGTATTGGCAATTTAGTTGCTGATCCAGAAATCAAACAGGCGGGAAAAACTAAAGTTGCAAAATTCAGAATTGCAGTTAATAATCCTCACAACGAATCTGCGTTATATTTTTATGTAGACGTATGGGGCAAAGAAGGAGAAAAATGCATGATGCTTAAAAAAGGAGCTCAGGTTTTTATCACAAACGCTTCTATTATTCCGAAGCAATACACCAAGAACACTGGCAGCGGCGAAGAAATAAACTGCACGACCTTCACTGTTAATGTAGATGGTTATTCTGGGAAAGTTCAGTTTGGTCAAAAACTAGAAAATGAAACTAAAAGCAAACCCAAACTCTCGAAAAGTAAAAAATCATCTCCAGAAGAAAATAAAGATATAGATTCTAATGAAGCTATGGATCAATTTGAACAGGAGTTTGAATTTTAATTTCTCCTTTTAAAAGGAGAAAACAAAACCCTATGCTTCATTTTTTTGTAAGCGGGGCTTTCTTTACAGGTTGTAGATCCAAAAGAAAGTTGAGCTGCGATTAACAGTACTACAGCCAAAGGATCAAAAACACAAACTATTATTAATATAATAATTCTAACAGCTTGATCTGGACCTATTTGGGCTATTCCTAAATCTTTAACCAGTCCCACGAAATATTTCAGAGGTCCAATCTCAGATTCTAAATTCATCACCACAGAACCTAGTTTATTTTTCTCTAACCTTAAACCTTCAATTTCCAATAAAGATTTTTTTATCAAACTGTTTAGATTATTAATTTCATCTAAATTTTTACTACCTATGTTTTCTTTTACCCTAAAAGAATTCATTAAAGATTTTATTTCCTCGTATTCTTTATCGTGTTTCTCTTTAATTATCTTTATGTTATTTTTATGATATTTAATATCTTCCTGTATTGATACCCTTTCCTCCTTTTGCTGTTCTTGTATTTTTTTTAAAGCCTCTTTCTTATTACTAAATAAACCCGAGTTTCTTTTCTCTACATTATCAACCTCTAAGTTTAAAATTTTCATCCTGTCATTCAAGGATTTAATGGACCCATTTTCAATTTCAATACTTTTTTCCATTTTTAGATTTATTGAATTAATTAATCTCTCGGATCTATCTAATTCAACTTCGTTGGTTCTTCTTTGTTCTCCTTCTTCTTTTTTTATAGTATTAACGGCTCCCTCATACTGCTTAATAAATAATTCCTCTTTTTTTATTCTCTCGTTTATAGTTTCTATTTGTATTATTTCCGCATTTGCTAAATTCTGATGCTCTACATGCGCTTTACTTAAGTATCCAAAAACTCCTAAGCTCGTGATACCCATTAGTATTAAAATAGAAAATATTAAATATAATTTAATAATTATTTTAGGTTTATCCCAATTTTCATGTAGCCACAAAACAGCTATAACTTTAGCGATTTCTAAAGCCGCTCCCATAACAATTACAGACGTTTTAGAGCCTGGAAAAATAGTGGACAAACCTATAATACTAAAATATCCCCCTATCAATGATATTGAAATAGCTGATAAAAAAGTTATTAAAAATAAAAACATATATATGTTTACACTTTTTATTTGACTTCTTGTTGTATTTAATATATTATATACAGTAATGCCTGTTTATGTATACAAACACCCCGCTAAAGAAGAATTCATAGAATTAGTTCAGTCCATGAATGAAGAACATGTTTATATCGATGATTCTGGATTAAAGTGGGCAAGAGTATGGAGCAACCCTCAACTTAATACAGATTCAAACATAAATCCATTTGATAACACTCATTTTGTCAACAAAACAGGCGGCATGAAAGGCTCCTATGGAGATATGCTCGACTACTCAAAAGAGCTTTCTGATAAAAGAAAATCAATGAATGGTGGGGTAGACCCAGTGCAACAAAAATATTTCAAAGAATATTCTAAACAAAGAAAAGGAGCGAAGCATTCAGAAGAAATAAAACAAAAATTAAAACAAAATAACAAATTCTCTGTGGATTTTTAATCATGAGTATATCAATATATAAACCAAATTCGAAAAATACTGGCTGTGCATTTAGCTTTAGGTACGGAGTTCAACAAAAAAATCAGGAACCCTGCTTGTTCATCAACGCAATTAAACAGTACAACTGGAACGGAGAATCAAAAACTGGCAGTTTTTCTCAAAATAGAAGCGACCCAGAAAAAAACATAACATTAAAATTTAATGAATTTGAATGTGGGTCAATGCTATCCTCTTTTACTAATAGATATGAATACAACACTTTTCACACATACGGAGAAAATAAAACAACAATAAAGTTGTCCCCCTGGGATAAGGAAATTAAAGTTAGCCAGTTAAACAAAAACACTAAAAAATTTGAGCAGAAAATGCAAGTTTTACCAGCTTTTGGTATTTCCATAACACGTAATGGTTCGGACACCTTCAAAATCCCAATTGAACCTGGCGAAATAGAAGTTGTAAAAAATCTTTTAAGTAAAATTATAGAAAAGATTTTAGTTCACAGGATATCCATACAAATTAAATCTCAAAATAATGATTGACATCTTTATTAGATTTATGTTAATATCATTTTCATGACAAAAAAACAAACACCCTCCTCCAAAACTTCAGGGCCTGAAATATATACTAGAAATGATTTTGGATTACTTTCTAATGTTGATTATATATTTAATGAAGACGGCTCTGTTGACTGGAGAGCTATGGTTAAAGAAGAGCATTTATTCCCCAATAAACTTTGGTTTGAAAGATTCAACAAGCCTTTACCTAAGGCAATAGAAGGCTTAAAGGATCACCAATTACTAATTAAACTTAGCGGAATTAAGGAGCTTGCGCGCCTTAGAGGCTTCTCAAGCTGTTCTTACGAAACGGTAAAATGCGAGCACGATCATGTGGCTGTTAGTTGTTCTATCCAGTTTATAGCTAATTATGAAACAGGTAACAACCCTATTATGTTTGAAGACATGGCTAACGCAACTATTCATAACACCAGTAGTTTCGCTAAAAAGTTTTTGGAAACAATTGCTTGTAATAGGGCTTTTGTTAGATGTGTAAGAAATTTTTTAAATGTGCATATTGTTGGTATGGACGAAATGGACACATCCGACAATCAAAACAAATCTCAAGATAACGTAAGTAATAGCTCGTTTTCTATACATTCAACCTTAGAGAAATTTTGCAGAGAAAATATAAACTGCCAAAATTTTGAATGCTTCAAAGACTATTTATTAATGTTGAAAAATTCTAATTCTTATGTTAACCCTGAAGCTCCTTCCTGGAATTCCTTTGACGACATTCCATCAAAAGAAGCTAGGATACTTTTGAATATTATTAAGAATAATTGATTCTATCCTATATATTTTCTTAATATAAAATATATTAAAACTGGTTGTGTAAAAAAAGCAAAAAGTACTATAGCAAAATCACCACCAAGATAAAAACATATAATTGAAGAAAAAATTCCACTAACCCAATGAGAGTAACAGATCGGGCATGTTAAAAGCTCTCCCAATAAACCCCAATTTTTATAAGCGTATTCTTCAAAGTCTGTAGGGGTGTACATCATAGCTTTTTTTCTTCTTAAGAAAAGCCATAGTTTTGCAAATTTGCATTTTAATGTTGTTGTCTGCCATATGAATATCCAATTTAATGCACACATAAATCCTAATACATATATTTCTAAAATTTTCAACGTCATTATATATATAATAATATATAAATATTTTTTTTCAAAAAATTATTTTATTTTTAATACTCCACCCGAGTAACCCCATAGTTTAGTTAATCTTATAATTTCATCTTTATTTGTTATATCCTGAACAGGATTATACCAACCTGGACCACACCCACCTAAAGTAAATTGAACAGAATCAGCAATATATGCTTCTCCACATCCAACAGCTACTGCTCCACAAGATAAAGTATACTCACTATTAATGTTTCTAGGCGGGTCAGAAGCTTTCGACCTATTAAACCCAGAACAGTTTGTCGGCTGACCAATCAGCCCAGAATAATGCTTACCATCAATAGTAAAACCTTGCTGAAAAAAACTAACTATCACTGTTCCATCTGAACCAACCCCAATACCACTCGGGAAACTCCCCACTTGTTCAGCTGTGTTATTATTAACTTCAGAATAAGTACAAACAGGAAAAACATCACGCTCAGTACTTGATGTTGGATTAGAGTAACTGAATGGTATAAAAGAATAATACCCCTGACCTTGTGTTTGAGTAAAAAAGTCGAAACAATTTTCAGTTAAAAAACTATCGTAACATATTTTTGCGTTAGATGCAGAGTTTGATTGAAAACCGCTTCCGTTTTTATTAATAGACCCATTAGCATGAGTACTATATACGTCATCACCTAAGGCATCTATTCCTGTACATAATCCCCCAGCAACACCAGTGGTATCTACTGTATAATTTTTAGTCTCTGAGTTGTATTCAACCGAAACTTTTGTTACCCCAGATCTAGTTCCATAAAATCCATAATTTTCTCCACCTGCCATGCATGTTACATGATTAACATTATTTATTACTTTAATCGGACTCGGATTGCCATTTACAGGTCGCCCATCTGAATTTATCAGGCTGTTTATATTATAAATATAAACCGACCCGCTTGTTCCAGCATAACGTGCGGCTCTACCCCTAGCCGCTGAATAAGTCCAAAGCTCTTCAACTACATTCCCTGGTGCAGGCAAATACCCGCATGTTCCAATCATTAAATAATTGCTGAACGTAGCGACTTTAAAAACTATTTCTCCTCTAATTGATACAATTGGCGTTTCATTCCCCCCATTAAAACTCGTCCAAGAAGCTCCCAATCCCCAAGCTGTAAAGTACCCTTTGTCTCTATAAACACAAACTCCATAAGCTCCCGTATAACCATCCCATCCATATCTATAACTACTATCAAAACCACCGCCCTTGGTTCTTGATGCTGGTATTCCACCCAAGGGGCCTCCCCCCGCACTTGAGTATTTTATCGAACCGTCGGAATTTAGTCTAGTTATACTATATTTACCTCCAACTCCACCTAGCCCGCATGCAGCAAGAAACCCACTAGATCCTTCAATATTAATAGCTGCTACATCATAAACTATAGGTACTCCTTCAGCGCTACCACCACCAGGTTCTATATCAGTTTCCATCCTTGATGCCAAGTATTCGTTAGTGGCATATTCTGGATGCTGAGAAAGAGCAGATGCACCCACATAGCTAATATTTTTACCAGCTACCTTTTTGCATAATGAAGATTGTTTACAACATCCAGACATTAAAATTTAACTAAATATTAATAAGATTACCCAGTTGCTTTCCAGAACTCCGTGGCTAGAATTACACCGTGATATAATGTTCCATCTTCAGGGTCGCACCACTCTACACTTCTTAATTTTAATGTTGGTTTTTCGGGTCGAGCATCAATAAATTCCTGACTTACTACACCCGCAGTATCAAGCTCCATATTTATTACAGCGCCCGCAGACGACATATTTATTTCAACTCCCCCTTCGCTTGTTTTGTAAAATTTTGCTGGTGATGCAGATATATTTATTGTCATTTCATTAATTTTTTAAGGTTTAACCCTACAGACCTTAAATTTTTCAAGTCTGGTATGGATGATCTTTGTGAAAATTTATATTGGTTCGTAACCTTACCATCTATTACACTAATATTTAAACTTTCTAAATATTTATATGCGGAGCTAGATATAGGGTAAAAAGCATTTTCTAGAGTGAAAGATATTGATTCGATGTAAGGTACATAAATATTACTAGTGCAGTCCTCGATAGCTTTATATGGATACATAAATGTTCTCCCCCCGTCTATTATCTTCACATGGTCTATATCAACATCATACGCTAAACTTCCCCCGTACCAAGACATTGATGATACATTATGAAAAATATGCCTATTTAATCTTACAGCGCCTCCGCTAGGAGCAAAAGAGCATCTACTCCCACCGTATTTTCTATGAACAGCTATATTTTGATTGATGGTTTCTTTTTTTTCCTCCGAACTTAAAGATGAAGACGATTTTGATCTACCTTCATCATCGATAGATTTTCTTCCACCTGTATACCAAAGTTCTGGGTCTTTTATTCCAGACCAATAAGCGTAAGCTCCTTTACTACCTCTCCTAGCGCCCTGCGCTCTTATTGAATTTTTAACGGATGTTAGTAAATTTAAAGATTCTTGTTTCAACCCCGCCAGATCAATCGCAGCTACACCTCCAAATTGAGTCTTATTTGAATCTAAAACACTCGATGTAAAATCTATAAAATTTTCAAGACCAGCTGTTGATGTATCATAACCAACTGACCCTGGAAATGAAACAGATCCATAATCCATCATTATACAATTTCCTCCAGTTATTGACCCTATAGTGCTTTCTTGACTAGTTGGAAATCCAAACTCTACAGATTGAGCATTGCTCGGGACATAAAATACTGAACCAGCTGTTTCTAAATTCCATGATTTCGAACCTAGCGGTCTTGCTGCTGTTCCAAAATTCTCAAATCCAAAAGATCCTCCATATAAAGTATCTGCACTTTCTCCATTTGCAGTAACCTGCCTAGTTGATCCATTTTCATCCGTAGCTCTTGTAGCGTACCAAAACCTTCCATCGTTTTGCCAGGCTGTCACTTGATCGTCAAAACTATAATTACTATCTGATATATCCAGTTGTGATTTCGCGGCTGCTATTGAATCTCCAGTTCTTATGACGTCCTCCACCCCTTGATACCAAACTCTTCCCGCGCCTATTCCTCCATATAAATCTGATATATCGCCCTTTATCTTTGTTGCATTAGCTGCGATTAATTCTGCTGTTCCGTATGCTTCCATTATAGGATGATCTTTAACTAAAGTCCACGCTAAAGCATCTTCTTCGTAAAATCCTGATAGATTTAATTTGTTCCCTAACATTACCTTGCCATTTTCATATTGACCTTTAGGCTCAGCTGAGTAATTATTATTAATATTATTATTAACGATGGTTGTATCAGCTTTATTAAGGTCTCTAACATATCTCCCTGGAGCTTTCGTTACATTCATAAATGATGCTGAATAACCAGCCGCATAGTCTTTAGCTGTAGATGACTGAACAGCTATATCTGGCACAGCAATACCAGCCGATGATAAAACACTAAGTTTGCCATAGTCACTAAAATTATCTTCATAACCAACTCCCCATATACTATTAGCATGAAAAATTTTACCAAATTTAGACCCTATAGAAGAAAGAACATCAAAAGCGGTTCCGCTATCATTATGAATTCCAGTTATTCCATAGCTGTTTTTCACTGGGAATAACCCGAAAAGCTCATTGCTATAATAATTCCACTCTCCAAATTCAACAAAAGGGTTTGGTAGTCCTGGAGCATGATTTGTAATAAAATCATCAACAGACATATTTGCTGGTCTTTTCACTATATGTCCATCTGCATTAATATACCATGTTCCGCTGTTTAGATTATGATAATGTTTTCTTAAATCATTTGCAGCCATCATCACACTCCTTTGTGTGTTATCATATTTTCCTATTGCAATCCCAGTTACATTGAAAAATTCTTTACCTAAAATATAACCGTGGTCTCCATATCCATTAAATTGTCCAGCTGAAACATAAATAGAATTATAACCAACCCAAATAGCATCAATTAATTTAACTTTGGTTATAGCTCCTGATGAAGACTTACTATGCTCAATTGAAGCTATATCCCAATCTGTAACCCTAGTAATTGGAAGATGTATTTTTTTCAGATCATACGCAATTTGTGCTGCTGTTGGATTCTGATGACCTATTAAGGTAACCTCTATAGTTGGAGATGATCCACCAGAAAAATCTAAACCTAAACCTAGATATTTTGTGCAGAAACGTTCTATGTATTTTGAAGTGCAGCTCATACTTTATATTATACAATATTACACAATATCATCAAAATATTCTCTGGTGATTGATATAGATGTAACATTATTATGTATATTATATCTTTCTGAATTTTCGGTTGTTATAACGCTTAGTCCCCCAAAAAACAGACCCTCTACCTCTGTGAAAATTGAATCAGCTTCGCTTCCTAGCGCGTTAAGAGCGTTAGACCTATCCAACTCTTCATTGTTTGACGATTTTACATACTCCCCCTCTAATGACACTGAAACAACCCCCTTTTGGAACCCAGACCTGGTAACTATATACCCATCCATTGTTCCTCCATAATTCATTCCAATTTCATATTTTGGAGCTCTATCTTTTATTGAAACATTTTTCTTTAAATTTTTAAAATCTTCTTTTTCTTTATTTGTAAAAACATAGTTAAAAGAAATCTCCCCCTCTTTTTTATTTTCTGTTATATTTTTTGTGTCTGGTTCTGATGCTAATGTTATTCCAATAAAAATATTATTAACTTTTTCTTGTGCAATTTCTTGTATCCAGCTACTATAACTTGAATTATCATAATCTTTATTCAAGAAATAGCTTTCAACATCTTCCCATTTTTGAGTCGAGTGTCCAAGTTTAGTTATTGTCCCTTCTACAGAAACTGTAACTATACTATTCTCACCCTCCTCTATAGATGTTTTTATTATTTCCCCCACCCCACATTCGTCATAAGAATCATCGTTATCAAAATTAAATGTAAAAGAAATCGCCCTTTCATTTTGGTCTTCATTTATAACCATTGCCTTCGGGTGGCTATTATAATTTGACTCGCCAAATGCTTCTTTTATTTTCTCGAAAGCCTCTTGTTTATTTATTATATTTCTTACATTTGTTATGTTCGAATTTTTTCCATACTTTATTGTTCCTGAAAAATCTACCCTAGATATCCCTCCAAAACTTTTATTTCTAGACATTGTATACCTATATATCGCATCTTGATTTGCTCTATTTTTTGAATCTATTATATACGTTTCATTTATTGAAAAATTATTTTTAAACCTATCAATTTGTTCAGAACTTTCTATCAATATTAAATTTGAATCATCTAGACCTTCTGGTATAATTACATTTTTAATTTTTATTGAATTAACAAAGCTAATGGCATTATCCAACGAATTACTTAACGAGTTAGAGTTTTTCCCCTCAGCGTTTCCGTCTTGTGTGTTCTCTCCCTTAGCTGATATACTTCTAGTTATAGAATATGTCTCATCTTCGTTTTTTACAATAGTTGTATTGTATACAGGGGATGATATTCCGTAAAATTCATTATGAAGTAGCTCGTCGTAGCACTCTAAAGTTATTTTATAATATAAAATTTTATTATAATTCTGATCTGGAAAATCAATGTTTAATACTTTGCAAAAATCTCTTTCTAATATATCTAAACCATCTTCTTTTATTGTTAGTTTTTTGTAATCCTCGGAGAACCCATTAATTATTGCCTGTTGCTTATCTTTTAAAACTCCCAAATAATCACAACCAGCAATATCCCCCTCTACATGTATAATACCTTCTAGGTCAACAACCTCCTTTACACCCTTGATATCTCCCATTATAATAGGTTGGGTACTTCTAGAAACATTAGGGGAGCCAATGTTTTGCTGGGTAAATACATCAGTATTATTATATTCTATTTTAACGGCACTCATTTTTTTATTCTAACATGTGTTGCAATCATTATCTCCTCTCACCTCGTCGTCACAACATGATAAAGTAGGCCCTGTTCCACCCCCAAAAAATCCGTCTGGGTTACCATTATCATTTAACACAACTGAACACGCACATGGGTCTGAACAAGTTGGAACTCCATCAAAGCAATTGGTATTACTATAATCTTCCCAATCAGAATCATAATAAGCAAAGCAACCACTACAATCTATTGTTTCTGTTTCTGTAATCGTTGTGGTTATTGTAACTGTTGGGGTTGCTGTTGTAGTTATAGTGACTGTTGGTGTAACCGTAGCTGTTTCAGTGACTGTGCTCGTTGGTGTAACTGGAGATTCGTAATCATATATTACACTTTCATCTAACACTGTTGAAGAGCATGAAAATTCTCTAACATAAACATCTGTAACTAAATCATTAAAAGATAACTCTCCGCATCTATCTAAAACATCTCCCTTATAGTACCTTCTGTCGTTTAAATTAAATCTCACTCCTGAACTGCAATCTTTTAAACCTATCATTTCGTAACACTTACCCGCCTGCCAACCCTGTACTCCATCTATAATTTCTTGAACTACTGTCTTACCAGAGTTAAATGGTATCGAAACTGTTTGTATAACCTGTTCGGTTTTAACTATTCCACTTTTATCATCTTTACATATTTGAAAACTTACCTCTCCATTAACAACCTCCCCTTTATTAAAATAAGGGTGGTTATTATTATATGTTTGAGCGGCTATAATAAATGTTTCACTAGTATATAAATCACTATATATAAAAGTTCCAGGAGCGATGTGATATCCAATTAAGTTACTACTATCTCCTATACAAACACCATTCTCCTTTAATAAACAGTTTAAATTTTCATCATAAAAATCTGGAACTGTCACATTAAAAAACTGACAGTTATCACTGTACGGCGGAGTGAAACCTTGATCTCTTGGTATAGAAAATGTAAAACTGTACCAAGGTTGACCACTTCCACCTCTTATGCAATCTCTAACTACCGTTGAAAAAGCATAAGAGGTGGAAATAATATTTTGAATTAAATTATTCGGCCCTCCGCTTTCGTCAAAACATCTTCTTCCTGATATTATTGTGCCCCCTGGAACTAGTTCACTAATAGTCTTATTCCAATCTTCTGGCACAAAAACTTCAACCAACCTATCTTCTGAATCGTTAGCTTCTGGACTTTCGCTGATTGTTGGTGTTTGCGTGGTTTCAGGGAAACTAGTTCGAGTAACAGCTGGAGATGTTAAAAATGTAGGCGGTGGCACTTCTTCAGAGTAGAAATCCGTCAAAGTTGGTTCTGGATATTCTATTTCGTAGTCATCTGGATCTAACACAAACCCGCTTTCACTCGGAGTTTCTTTAAAATTATATTCTATAGGCTGATATTCAAAGCTGGTTCTGGTTGGCTCCGTCGGTTCTTCGAAATCTGCTTCGTATGTCCACGGGTATCCATCACCTATGTTTGAAGTTGGGCAATCTGATACATCTAATATCGATCTGCTGTAACTTAATCTATTTTCTGTCGGGTCATAAGAATAACTTTCGTCTACTAAAAATTTATTTTCATTACTATTTATAACATCATCTTTTACGCCTTTTGATATTTCTCCAAACAACAAATTCTTGTGCCCCAATATACTTACAGCGCTTTGTTTTAGCATTTGTAACGTGGTGCCAGCCCTACCATTTACTAATATTTCTACCGTTGTAACTTTTGGAGAAAACAAGTCTCCCATAACCTGAGCTATCCTCAAGCAATTTATTGAAAACTCGTTAAATAAATTAATTCTATTTTGATGACTTATTTTAATTTCATATTTTTTTACTCTGTCTTTTTGGTCTTCAGGTAAATCAACAACACCCCTCTCATTACTAAAAGAGTAAGAATAAGATATGACCCCACTTACGTCATCAAATGATAGAGTTTTATTTGTCTCCAACAACTTGGTTTGTATTTCCGTGGAAGTTTTCGTTGGGGTTGAATAATAGTCTAATTTATATCTACCTTCTATCTCTCTCAGTGTCGAGTTGGTGCCCTCTACAATAAACTGTAATCCTTTCTTAGCGTGGTTATTTCTAGTTATAATATCGTCGCCTTTACCAACAATATTACCAGACAACCTAACAATCTCAAACCCTCCATTAAACTCAATCATCCTAGATTGTGTAACCTTAAATGCTGAGCCTGAGTAGATTTCATTTTCTTGATTATTAGAATAAGAAATTTCTGCACTTGCTAAACCTGAATCAAAATCGTATTGTACGCTCAAAGATTCCGAAAAACCAAACAGACCTTCTATTAACTCAGTGATTGTTGGAGTTGGGCATGTTACCACATTTAACTGCCCGTATTCATCGAGTAAAGCTTGACCTCTTGCCCTGGAACCAGATAATTCTAGCTGTAAAAAATTTTTTAATTTTGTGTCGGTTTTCTCTTTTAAGATTTTAATTTCTATAGATTCCTTAATAGTAGCAACACCATTGCCTTCAAAATTAATAGAAGAAGAAAGTCTCCTTGAGTATTGTTTTGTAGAGTCTGTTTCGTTATACTGCAGGCTTTTAGCAACAGAGTACGAGTTATTTATACTATCAAACGACTCCTCTGAATTTAACCTTTCGTATAAACTTACATCTGAATAGTTTTCTCCAAATTGATCACTTATTATTGGGTATTCTGGAGATTCTGAGAAAATAAAATTTACAAATTGCCTCGCCTTTTCTAAAGGCATTTCGCTTTTTTTGAATAGTTTAATATTATCAAAAAAAGTATCGCTAGTAGTATTCGCGATTAAATTTATATTTACATTCTTGTCTACATCTACATTAAATTGTATTTCTCTATGAGAGTATATATCTGGTAAATTTTCTGTCTTACTTTCGCATTGCACACTTGCTTGGCCCCATACGTCTGAATCCTGCCCAAGGTATTCTAGCTCCAATATGTAATCCCCAGATTCCAGAAAAATTTGATGACTAGCGGTTTCTCCGTTTAAAACCTTAATGGAACCCTTGCCTTTATTATTTAAATTTTTTAACTTAGAGTTTTGTATTGAAGAGTTGCTCCATACGTTTTTTCTATAAGGTATTAAAGATTTTCTTTTTTTAAACGAGCAGCTTATTTCATGACCTACGGATCGTTGAGATCCAGAAATTCCAAAACTAAAATTTTCATCAAAAGAATCTAAATATTTCAAATCCTCGTTTGTTAAACCTGACGAGTTAAAACTTTCACTACTAGAAGAATTTTTAGATATTAATATTTTACTTAAATCTCCCTCTTCAACAAAAATCAAACTTGCTTGAAACTCCGCTGTTTGTATGTGTTCCCCAGATATAGCAATGCTTTCTACAGTACCTTCTCCATAAGAAACACTATTAATAAAAATTTCCTGAAGGTTATGGGTTATGGATGAGTCTGTTAAATTTAAGGCGTTTTCAATTTCGATTAAATCGCTATAAGCTTCAATAATATTTTTTACTCCACTATCGTTTCCTAAATCTAAAAAATTTCCACTTAAAGTAATAGCTTTCTTTTTTTGAAATACATAATTAGAATCGAAATCAATTTTTTGATATGATATTCCTAGTATATTTACATTATTAAAATTCATATGAATTTATTATTAAGGTTCGACTTGAGTTCTTAATTGTATTCTTGGGGCTAAGGCGTTTGCCAAGTAATCTAAAATTACTCCATCTTGAAGTAGATTTTTTAATGTTTCCATCATTACTGGAGTTAACTGCCCTCTTACCACATCAGAATTAAAATCAAATTTTATACCACCAGTCACCTCGTGTTTGATTGCCAACCCACTTAATGTGTCCACTAATGTTTTTGGGAAATCCGATAATTGATTTATGGATTCAGAAAAAGTAGTTACTGATGCGGCTAGCGCTTTAAAATCTACCCCTTCACCACCTTCACCACCTTCACCACCTTCATCACCTTTACTCTTTCCTTCTTGCAGTTTAATAATCTCTTCTGTTTGAGTTATTATCGCTTCTTTTATTGAGGTCAAAGGGGTTGTTATATTGGCCTCCATATTCACTATATTAATACCAGCGTCTAATTTATTTGATATCGTTTGACCTAATTTGTCCATTGGGTCTTTCAAGTCTTCAGGGTTTATATTACCTGTTTTATCAGCTATTTCTTTTAAATTTGCAGCAAAATTTTGTGTGGTTTTCAAATCTTCATCTAAATTTTGTTTTAGTTTTTCAAATATTGGTCTTAATTTTTCAGCTGACTCTGGGTCAAATTTCTGCAAGTCACTAAACCAATTATTTGCATTTTCTAAGGATATTATATAATTAGCCATATCTTCATTCATCCCTGTGAACATTGTTTCGTTCACGCCAAGTGTAGCCGCTAATTTTCTAAATGCATTAATAGCCTCTGCCCCCATCGACCCTGTAGTTTCTGCACCAGGGTCTTTATTATCAAATACATCATTATTCATAGATGGACGTTGATTATTTCTTACATCCCATGTTATAGACCTAGCAGTCGCTTCCATCTCTGGCATATTCTTAGTTCCTTTCATACTGAATTCAGTGTTCGCTTTTCGAGCTTGTGGTCCAAGTATTTCGCCGCCTTGACGTTCTAATCTACTGCTAGCTGCTCTAGCCTGAGCCACTAAAGATTCCAACGCAATTCTATTTAATTGAGCTATCGTTTCTCTTCCATTTGCTTTTTCTAGATTATAGGATGTTTGAGCTATCAAGTTTCCTTTTTCTCCGATCATTTTTAATTTTTCAATTACCCCTTTGGTTTCTGATAAAGTTATATTCCCATCTTGATTATCTTGAGCAAATTGCCGCATAATTACTGCTATTTCCTGGCTTTCACCTTTGAGTCTTTTTTGCTCTTCGTCTTCAAATTTACCAAGACCTTTTCTACCAGGTTCCTTCCCTAGCCCTAACTCTGTTCTTTGTGAGTTTGAGGGGTCAAACAATGATGACATATTTGTAAATGAAGATGCCAAATTTAATAGCTGATCGTTTAGTTTGTTCGATTGGTTTTGAAGTACTGAATCTTTTTGAATTTTACTTGATCTATCTACATATTTACGCTCAGAAAGATAACCTCTTGAAGTCATAAAATCGTTCGCGCTTACTTTCGCTTGATTTCTTGTATCGTTTTCAAAATCTCTTAACGAAGACCCTTGTTTATAGTTAGCTTGCATTTCATCGAAAAGCCTTTGAGAACTCTTCATTTGTTCAAATTGAGACTTTACTTTTTCGTATGCATTATTAGATTTTTTTTCAAGCTCTGATTGTTGACCTACAGATGAAAGTGAAGTTTGAGCAAGCGTATTAGCTCTATCAGATTCTTCTCCACCTCGTTTTTTGAAGAGCGCTCGTAATGTTTTTGAGTTAGCTAGTTCGTTCATTAAATTGTTCGCACTTTTTTTGTCTTCTTTACCTAACTCTTTTATAGTCTTAGATCTTTGAATCGATCTTACATCTTCTTGGTTTTTAAATTCTGCTGTCGGATCTGAAATTTTTCCACTTGTTAGATGTTCAATCTCTTTTCTGGTCTCTTCGGCTATATTTAAGTTTTTTACAACTTCTGAAGCTGCTTTAACTGCCATGTCCGTGCTCATCCCATCTTTAATCTCTTTTTGAGACTTTCCAATTAATCCGCTTGTAACCTTTATCGTGTCACTTAAATGTTTAATTTCTTGGTTTAATAAATTTACTTTATCAGTAACATCTATATCCCAATCTGCGATATCTTTAATTTTATCCCCAATAGCACCAAATTCAAAATCTGAATCTTGCATGTTCCTTATTTCTCTCTTTAAGGAATCTGGGTCGCTAACTCCTTTCGACTCATTTTCAACTCTTTTGAGTAGCAAATTTCTAAGCTTTTCTGTAGTGCCTAAATCGCTTGTTAATTTACTGGTGGTATTCTTTCCACTCAATCTAGATGCGGTTCTTTCTCCTTCTTCTGTTTTAATTCTATTTTTTAAGGAATCTAATAATTTATTTGTAATACTTGTGCGCTTCTCTTCCCCACCCTCTCCGACGAAAGCGTCCCTATCGGTATTACTCGCCGCGACCTCATTTCCCGCTTTATTTGCTCTATCAAATATACCACCAAATTCTAAATCAACTACATCTTTAGTCGCGGACCAAAGCCTAGCTCCAACCTGAGTTGCGACTTCCTGAGCTCTATCCCCTAGGCTTAAATCATCTCCAGAACTTTTTTGTGTTGGCAAATCTTCAGTAATTCCGATTAGACCCTTTAAGTTGTTCGCTCTTTTTCCTAGATTATCCATTTCTTTACTTAGAGCTTGTAATTTTTCTTCAGCAGTTTTTGACGAATTTTGTAAATCCCCAAACTTCTTTATTAATTCTGGATCACTTGCATTACTCATAGCCTCATAAATCATATTTTGAGCCTTGGCAACTCCCTCGAAATCTCCTTTTTTCAAAGCTTCGTTTAACCCAACTACTCCAGTTGCATAATTTTGAATAGCTTGAGAATTTTGCAATGATTTATCTAATTTTTCTTTTTGTTTTATTATTTTTTCAAATGCTTCTACTTGAAGATCTCTTTCTGACATTCTTGATAGTCCTGCTAATGCACCACCAGCAGCACCCGCAATCATTCCTCGTTTGCCCAGTAAGGCTCCCATTGATGCATATTCTAGAGTATCTGTTGCTACACCTGTAGATCCAGGCAATTGTCCTTCACCCCTACCATTCTTCAACATTTCCGCCATCATCGGACCCCCAAACATTAAACCCATTTCCATTGCACCCATTTCGCCCATCCCCCCTATAGTTTTTGATCCTTGGTTTTTAACAAATTTACCTGTACCTTTAAGAGCTTTTAGTAGCGGCCCAACTCCAAGCATAACTGCAGTACTTAAACCGCTTACCAACGGCTTTAAAAGCGGGATAAGCGCGGGGAAAACGGCGAAATTTGGTGTCACCCCATGAGTTTTAGGGTCTACCCCTATTCTCTTCGCTCTTGATATGCCTTGGTCAACACCCAAGGGTTCATCTATTTTATTTGTGACAGCCAAACCTTCTGGATTCATCGAGCTTTTTAGTTTAGAGCTCTGCTCTACCCTAATAGCACTAGAAGAAATACCTCTAGCGCTTAAAGCTCCTTTTTCCCTAGATAGAGCATCCATTAAAGGGTTTGCATAATTTGGTACATACCCCCTTCCAAAGTTCATTGTTCTAGCATTAGATCTAGCATTGTCCTTTAAGTATTCAGGCTGCTGATTTGTCTTAAAACTAGACATTCTTTTGTTGTAAAACTTCACAACTCTTGATTGTATATCTGGGTCTAAAGATCTAAAAAAATCTGAGTTTATATATTGTTTTATATTTCCTAGTGATTCTTTTTGTCTTCTTCTAGAAAATGAAAACAATTTATCTCTACCAGGAGATCTCAATGGTGAGCTTGTTATAGACCCCACTTTTGATTGAACTACATGCTTGTTAAAACCACCGACACTTCCGCTGAATCTCGCAAACTGCTTGCTGCTCATCCAAGGTTTACTTGAATAGTTTGGCAAATAACCCTTAGACATATTTCCACGTCTTCCCCTACTTCCATTTTTTTTCATTAACGACATCATTCTTGGGTTAAATCTAGCGGATTTAACTCCAGCGCTTTTTTTAATATATTTCTTATCTATAGCCTGTTTTTCTTTTTTAAGCTCTTGTATTTCTTTTTCTATATTTGATACATCTAGATTTCCCCCTTCTGTTCTTCCAGATAAAACAGATATCAAGTTTTCGTTTGCCGCTCTAATTCTCTGATTAACATCTTTTGATAATTTATTGTATTCTAAATGATCTTTTTTATAAAAATCATATGTTACATTGCCTATTGTTGAGCTGTATCTTTTATAATCATTTTCGTACATGCTTTTTAATTTATCTCCAGATTTAATACCTCCAAAAGATCCCGCCCCAAACATAAGCGAGGACATTAACGCTGCTGTTCCAGGGTCGTCCCCCATTCCTTCATAGGTGTTTGCGGCAAACAAACCAGCTAAAGCCGTACCTCCCACTAGTCCGCTCGTACCTCTGAAGTCTGCAAATTTTGAAAAGTTAGGTATGTACCCTTTCGATAAATTCTTCCTAGATTTTAAAGCCACTCCTCCCTGCTCTCTCCTTTGTTTTCCTGTGATTTTCTGTTTAATCTCTGGTAAACTTAGCAGTTTTTTATTAAAATCAGCTTTAGTTCCTGGGGTTAGTCCGATTTTTGCGTCCGCAAAAGGACTATAATATCCAAATAAATTCTTTAATGAATTATCTGGAAATCCCTGAATGTCAAATGTTGCATTATTTTTAGTAAACAGTGAGTTCTTACCAATTGATTGCACAGCTGTTTCAAAAATTGATCCAGCTGCAGAGCCTATACTGCCAGCATTCGCAACCTTAGTAGGCATAGGTGTGTTTGCCGCAAATTGTCCAGTTCCAGCCATTTTCATTGCGGTTAAATGAGCTTGGTTCAACATAAACTTTTCAGCTTTATTCCTTAATGCAGTTTCTTGATCGCCTATTTTCTGACCCTTGATTCCTTCTACTCTATATTTTAGTCGGACTTTATTTTCTCCAGACTGAGTTGTTGTATCTACTTTTTGTCTGAAATTTTTTGTAGCAACAAGCATTGTTGCTTGCCTTGAAGCGTCAATCGTTTTCAATTGATTTTTTGCCTTTTTTGCTCGTTGTTCTTTTTGAGCTATTGCTTCTTTACTATTAGCAGCTTTAAACGTTTTAATTGCGGTTTGCTCATCTGGAGTAAATTGATTTAAATAAAGTTTTTCTCCAGTTTTTTTATTATTAATAAGCTTTCCCTCTTTTAATCTATTTATTTGCTGGGCGGTTATAGCACCACGACTTGTTGCCAATGTCTTACCAAAGTTTGGAATAAAACCTTTGGACAAAGTTTTTATATTTATTTTTCCACCTCTTGTGTAATGCTTCCTTAGTTTTAAAAGCTGGTCTTGATCATAACCCATTCTCATTAGCATTTTATAATCCCCCGATAGACCTTTTTTGAAATAGTTTTCCAACCACATCTTCTGAAATTCTCCACCCATGCCTTTTTTAACCGTTTCAATGCTTAATTTTTTAAAAGTTGGCGAATTAAATTTAATATTTTTATTAGCTGGGTCAGCTAAAACATCTTTTATTTTTTGATATTTATTTCTGCGGTCAACAAAATTAGGAACATAACCACTCGAAGCATTCAAGAAACCAAATTGCCCTTGCCCAGGGTCTTGATTTTTTTGAATGGTGTATCCTTTGTCTTTTTTTAATGGAGAATTCTTAATTTTTGTATCTTTTGGTACTAGCATGTTTAGCCCACCTCTAAACATAGCTGCCGAACCTTGGGTTAAGTTAATATTCTGAAAATTACCATCTTTTATCCCAATCGCTTGACGTCCAGACTTTTGTTGACGATTTATTAAATTATCTAAAAACGACGAAGCTCCCTTTTTAAGGACTGCGGTAATATTTTGTTCGTTTTTAGTTTTTTGCTCGTATTTTTTAAATCTTCTTTGACCCTTTGATGTCATAGACTCAACAGTTATATCAAAAGGATCGTTTCCTTTTATGTATGACGCTTTCTGACTACCAGGTTTACCAGCTAAATAGAACCTACCCTTACTTTCTCCGACTAGCCCTTTTGATTTAGCCACTAAACTTGCAAACAGGTTCCTCGTTTTCGCTGGCTGCTTACCAGAATACGCTGGCTGTTTAGCTATATTTTCCGCACTTGTAAAAATTCCTCGGTAAACCCCGTTGTCTATCAAACCTTTATACCTTCGCTCTAAAAATTTTTTATAATCTTGATTGACCGCATATTTTACTCTTCCATCTTTTTGACCTGAGTCTCTCTGAATTAATTTATCTTTTAGTAAGGCCGCCTTTTTTTCAAAATACGAATTATTTTGCGGCATTCTTTCTATTTTTACTTTTCCAGTAAACTTATCGCTTAAGTCTGCGTATTTACTTATTTTTGATATTGCACCCATATTGCCACTCCCCCCAAGTTGTCTGGCGGTATAGCTAATTGTTTTACCAGACCCAAATCCCCCTTTTGAAAAGTTTGGTATTATTCCAGAGGCTGCATTTACTTTTTGAGAGCCATTTGGCAACCCATATGCTTTTGCCATATTTCGATTAAAAACAGCATCAGCCCCCGACCCTTCATAGTTTCTAACTATCCATTCTCCAGTATTTACCACAACATCTTCGGTCTTCCCAGGGGTCGTTTTTATTTTTGTTGAAACTGGCGAGTCGGTTTTCCTAGCTCCCCCTACTCCCTTGTATATATCTCTGGATTCTCTAGCGAAAGCTGGCAAGAAACCGCTAGCCATTCCTAGTGCTCGCTTCCCTTGATTCCTAGAGGGTCTTTTTCCCATAGGCACAAAACCAGCATCAGAAGCTCCAATCCCCGCTAGCCTTGATCCAGCCGAAATTCTCTTAATTAAAGCTTCTTGTTTTAAACGTTCCGCTGTTTCTTGTTTTATAATGTTTAAAATTATCTGCTCTTGTTTCGCTGTATTACTTCCCGCCGCAAGTATTTTTTGATAGATCCCAGCGTTTGAACTTAATATTTGCCCAATTGCGGCTTGTAAAGATTGTTGTCTTTTAGTTTCCGAATTTAACCCTAGTATATCCGCAAAGGCTTCTTTTGCGAACTTTGTTACTAGCCCGAATATTTTTATAAAAGCAGCTCCTAAAATAACCATTCCTGGCCCAGTTAAAAAGCTACCAATGCCCCTGATGAGATTTTTAGCTATATCAGACCCTCCTTCGTCTGAAAAAAGAGAATTTAGTTTTTGAGCTAAACTGTCTAGGAATTTTAGAATTTCTTTAAAGTTTCCAGATAGGGCTAAGTCCCCAATTGAGGCTGCTAGCTCTTGAGAGCTTAAAGTCGTTTGTTTAAATAAAGCGTCTAAAGTTGTATTTAATTGTTCGTTTCTTTGCACGGCCTCATTTGTTGTATTATTCGCAACTCCAAGAGCTTTATTATATATAGAGAACCCACTGTTTAAATCTTGCAACAATGCTTGTAGATTTTGAATTTGGTAAACTCCCGCTAATTGCTCAGATGTATAAGCTTTCTGACTATCTGACAAAGTCTTGTATACATCTGCATAATCTAATATTACATCCATTCCACTACGAAAAGACCCGTCTAAATTTTTTGTTGCTACCCCAATTTCTTCTAAAGATTCTCTAACACCGCTCCTTTTAATCCTAGTAAATATACTCTTGAATCCATTTCCTATTACGGATCCTCCTCTAGCTGTTCTTTGTTGAACAGCGGTTATTACCGCTGACAATTCATTAAATGAAACCCCAGATGACTGAGCAACGGCTCCTGCTCTAGATATTGCCTCAGCTAAATCAGCTGATGACACAGCAAAAGCAGCATCAACATTTGCCATTCTATTAACAATTTGCTCGTGAGTGATACCCTCTTTGTTAAACGAGTTTATTGCTGCTGTTAAAGTTTCTGTTGACTTTACGGCGTCTAATCCCGACAACCTACTTAACACTAACGCTGAGTTTACCCTTGCTAAAGTTTCTTCAGCACTTAAACCTTGCCTAGCTAATTCTGTGGCCGACTCCGCAACATCTTTTAAAGATGTTGCTGTGTTTCTAGCTACATCAAACAATCCGTCTCCAAACTTTCTCATTGCTTGGTCAGAAACTTCCATTACAACTTGAATATCCTTTAGGGATTTTTCAACTTGAGCGGTAGCCAACACCATACCCTTGAAAGCATCAGATATTCCATTAATTACTCCAACAGCCGCTCCGAAAGCAAAAACACGAGCTGCAGATGCATCCATTGATTTCTGAAACTCGCTTGCAGCATTTGTTATTTTACCTAATGGTTGAACCATTCCTTTAGGGTTCAACTGAGGTGTCATTTGCATCCTATTTACAGCAGCTTGAGCCGCTCTAGCATCTCTAACAATGCTTTCTTTAAACCCAGTCGAACTGGTTGGTATTTGTATGACGCTCATTTTCCTTTTACCTTAACTTTAAGTACACTATTTTTTATGCATTTTCATGAAGTCCTCCATGGTTAACTCCCCCCCTTTTTCTTGGGCTAACTTGTGAATATCTTTACCTTTAGGTTTTTCAACACCAAGTTCCTTCATCTCTTCGTTTGACAATTTTGCAAATGAAAACCCATCTGATTCTTGAGATTTTTTAATTATCTTTTCGGCTTTATCTTTTTTGGCATCCGCTTCCTCTATGAAATTAATGATTTTTTCCGCATCTCCTTGTATATCTTTAGGGATTTCTCTATTCTCAAAAATAGCCTGAAACATTTTAGAGTAATTCAGTAAATTAGTTTGGTAAAAACTTAGTTGCAATACTGGTTTATTAAAAAAACTAGACAAATCTTTATCAAAAATGGATGTTAAATTTTTAAAAGAACTAAAAAGAGAAGTTTGCATTATATTTTTGTCCGAAAACTTTTCTATAGCTTGCGAGTACAAATTAAAAAAACTATTTAATTCAAAATAATCTAAATCTTGAAACTCTTCTTCTGTCCATAATTTTTCTTCTAATTTTGCATCTTTAAATGTGCACAGTCTTAACACCTCTTCGTTGCTTTTTTTTTCAGCGTAGTGTTCAGCCGTAACGCGTAAAAAAGATTTCTTTAACTTTAAAGATTCTTTAAATTCAGGTTCAAGTTCTTTTAATCTTTTTGATATAGACTCTTTTTCAAACCCTCTGAATACTTTTTTTAAAGTCTGCTTTAGATTTTTTATCTCCAACTCTTGGTTAGATAAATTCTCTTCGTCTTTTTCTGTCCATTGACCTGTTTCCTTTAAGCTTTCAAACAAATCTTTACTATTAGGAATGTTTTTTTTTATAGCATTAGAATAATAATCTTCATAAATACTGTTAACAATATTAAATTCTTTTAATGTTAAATGTTTTACATAAATTTTTTTCGAATTTATTTTTGAAACAGAGAAGCCTTCGCATATTTCTTGAAACAACAAAGATGCTTCTCTATTATCCACTTGCTTCTTCTTCCAAATTCTCTTCTAAATTTTCCTCTGAAGATTCGTCTTCCTTGAGGTTGTTTTTCATTTCTTCAAATATCGCCTCTATACTTTCAGCATCTTGGTTTCCACTAACATACCATATTGTAACTATAGATGAAATTTTATCAATACTCTTTTGGTACAATTCGTTTTCTGAGTCTTCCTTGTCTTGATAGGATTCATATTTTGATTCAAAATTATCCCCATCAAACATTTTTTCAAAAGGCCTATCCTTGCCTTCGCCTTCTTGGAAGTAACTTAAATTTAAAACATACCACATTATAGCTCGGTTTCTGGCTTTTACATCCGCAGTATGATCAAACAAAGAGTTTTGAAGCATTTCGTATTCAGTTAACTCTCTTTTCAAGAAAGATAAATCTCTTATTGACTCGTTTAATTTTTCTTTTTGTCTATTAGATAAACTATTATTTTCTCCAAGTATGGAAAACTGTTGAACTTCTAACTGCTTTTGATGCATTTTGTATAATAATTCAGCATATATCTTTTGCTCCTTTTCAGACCATATTCCTCCTTGATTTCCGTATTGTTTAGCTAGCATCGCTTTCGTAAGCAATCCCATTTTAATAAACTTATTCAGCTCCAAACTATAAAACATATCCCCTTCTTCAAGTTCCGTTCTATTTGGCTTCTTGATTACCATTCTATAAGGAATTTCCTTATCCACTTTAACCTTCTCGATAGAAGTTACCACTTCCATTTTTCCAGTTTCTTTATTTTTTCGTTTAGTTTTCTTTTCTACTTCTTCTTCAACTTCTTTATTTAAGTTTAAAGAGAACGAGTAGAGTATATTTTTTTCATTTATTTTCATAACCTTTTACCTGTATTTATAATTAAATTGATTTATATCCTTTTCGTAAATTTTTGCTACTTTTTCAATTTGTTCAGTTTTAGTATAATATTCTGAGTAACGCTTTCTTGCTCCGCTTGAATTCCATTTTTTATCAATAGAAAAATCTGGCAATGCTAATTTTAACTTAATGTGGTCCATATACACATCAAGTTCTTCATACTTAAATATATCTTGCACCAATCGTTTTCCTTGTTCGTCGTACAAATGATCATACTGGGGCATAGTATGCCAATAAATATCTGTTAATCTTTTATCAAATGGTAAACAGTCAAGAAACTTTTCAAAAGTGGGTATGCTTGTTACTCTATTTTTCCAAGCCGAAATTAATCTATCCCAAGGGTTTCTTACAAAAGCAAATTTATAAAAATCACCCCAAGTATTATGGTCGATTTTTTTTACCATTTGAAGTTCTGATGAATTCATATTTTTTACAAAGTATGGGATAGTTTTACCCTGCTCTCTCTCTAAATCATTATGAGCTGCAATTTGTTTCATGTTTTCCCGAACTCTAATACAGCAACCTTTCGAGTATTTATAATCAGGACTTATTGTGTCAGAAGGTCCATCTATCGGAGAATACCGAAATGTATTCCACCCACACCGACCGAAAAATACAGTCAGTGATGTTCCCGCATTTTTAGGAACATGAAAAAAAATTGATTTACTTTTAAAACAAATTTTAGCCATAACTTTATTATAAAGTTATTCTTTCGTTTTTATATCAAAATTTTCCATATAGGAAATTAACTCTCTTTTTACATCGTTACCAGAATCTAATATCTTTTTTCTCAAGAAGTTAAATTGAGCGCGATCTAAGTATTCTGCTTGACTTAATAGTTCTTTTTTTTCTGGCATAGACTTTTTAAGTTTGCCGAATTGTATGTCATGTTCTTGTTGTAAACCCTCTATAAGATTTAAACAATTCTTATAAACCATCGTTATTGATCTGACCACTTGAAACTCTAAGAGTTCTTTATCTTTATTCATGTGTATTTACCTTTTACCTTTTCGTGTATTTACACAAAAAAACCCCAGGTGTGAAACCTGAGGTTTTTGTTTTAATATAATTTTTATATTAAGGGGTTGGAGTTGTAGGAGCTCCGTCGTTAGAGCCAACTTTATTCTTAGCTTCTGTAATTAAGAAAATTCCGTTGTCACTATCGTTAGCTCCTCCAACTTGAGAGGAGAAAGTAAGATCTACAGTTTTATTGTCCCCAATAGATGCTGAAAAAGCCTGGGTGTCAAGAATAGCATTTCTCATAATGAATACCATTGCGTTAGCTGCTCCACATCTTGTGTTGAGTACGATTGCAATATCTCTACCTTTTTCTTCACCACATAACAATTCATCCAAACTTCCGTCTGAAAACTCGGTCATCAATGCGGAAACACTCAAGGTCATATTCAAAGGAAAATCAACCTTTCTCGAAAATGGATACAAACTACCAAGTCTATTTAATGGGCTTCGAGACACTGGTATATCCAAGGAAATATTTTGTACGTGAATAGAGGTTTTTAAGCTTGTGTCATTCACACCTGGAAGTATGGCTCCTCCAGTCTGTAGTTTTCCTGCTTCGGTGGAGTCTAAATATCCTTTAGCGTCAAAATCTATAGAAATATCTCCAGGCCTGATAGCAAAAACTTCGTTTCCGTCAACCTTAATATCTCCATCTGAAGAACCCACACTTGCAAAATCAACTTGATTGTCTAGCCTACCTCCTGTAGCTGACTCTACGTCAATGGAGGGGTTTGTAAACTTGCCACTGAGGTCATTCTTGAAAACAATGTTAGATGCCTCTACAGAGACACTTGCTGTAGCTAATTCTCCAACAGCGGCTGAAATTCCATAACTCGTCATAAAACCATTGCCAACTGCAATTACCCCATTAGTTGATTTTGCTACTGTTTCTCCCCCACCAGGTAACGCTGATTTTTGTCCATGTACATCTTCTCCTTCTGGCACGGTAACAATGTAGTAATTTAATTCGTCCTTGTTATCGTCCCCAGTCAATAAGTCTTTAGTCATTGGTGTGGCGTTGGACAGAGTAAATTGCCCAGCCTCGTTACGGTTAAAACCTAACTGCCCCTCTTGAGTGCCATCTGTTAAATAGTAAGAAAAATCTAAAGAAACCGTGGGCGGCTCTGTAACTTCTCTAGATAATGCAGCTAGCTGTCCAAATTCATTTACATCGGTACGAGTTACTTCTAAATTGTAACTCATATCTTGCACTCTGTTAATTTCTTCTATGTCGTCTGAGTCAATAAGTTTGCCATTCCCGCTAACAGGGCCTGTTCCTTCTAGTTTACTGACGTATAACGATTCACTTTGATATAATACTCTGTCTGTTGCCATAATTTATAAAATTTAAGTTATAAACCTATATACAGTAAAAACCAATGAATGTGAAATTATTTTTACCTACTGAAAATAGCCCTTGGAATTCTTGGTATTGATAATGTAAAGTCTAAAAACCCGATTTTATAGTCTTTTGACGAGGTGATTTTCTCCCTAGATCTATCTGTTAACTTTGAAGACTTCGAATCATCTATAAATATAGACTTTGAGCTAGCGCTTGCCAAATCCATATATTTATAGGGGTGAAGTTTTATATGAGAAAACTCTCCATAAGGAAAATCTTCATAATCAATTAAAGGAAAACTAGTTCTCGCAGAGTCTCTAAATATAGAGAGTACACCATCTAACGTATAATTTGAATCAGCCACAACAACCGCCCTCATGTAAAATTTCGTACAATCCATGCCTCCCATAGCAAAAGGTACATTTTCTGAATTCTCTAATGTTATAAACATAGCTGGTACGGTATAAATCTTTTCAGAAAAACCTCCGTTCGTTTGTAGATATGTTTGATTTGTAGGGCTGATAATAAAATCGCTATTTAAAATCACGCTTTCTTCAGTTTCGTCTGTTATATATAAATTTACTGTTTTATATGCAAATTCACCTGTAATATTCAATGCAGTACTAGTTCCGAACCTTACATCGTTGGTGTCTACCAGAACCCTACCGCTGTTATAGTCAATATATATCCCATCTTTATCGTTGATATTCGTTCCTTCCACATTAATAAAATCATTGACATTAAACTTATCGGAAGAAGAAACAAATTGTCTATAAGGACTGTAATAACCATTGTAATCAGCAGGGACATCTAGTGAGTCTATATATTCAAATGTATGATTTACGGCAGGTTCATAAGCTTCTGCAAAATAAACCAATCTATCTTCACACCAAAGATAAAAACTAGACAATAATTCATGATCAAAAGAAGTTTTCATTTTATAAAATTTAAAACATTTTTCTTAAAGTTGTTTATTATTGATGATAAATACTTTGTATTTCTAAATTGCCCACCTCTTATTCGATTTTTAACTTGCACGCCTTGTGAAGATCTACTGCTAGAGCTTGATTTGTTTATATAATTACCTAAACCAGAAATACCTCTTTCAATTCCTTCTGCCCAGCTTCGACCTTCTTGCCATGGCATGGGAGAATTTTGAAACAACTCCTCTTTATCTGGGACCTCAACTTCAAACTTTAGCGTTAAAGATTTCTGGCTTGCTGGTACAGATCTAATCGCTAGGGTTTTTTTAATTATTTTTCTAATTGGGTTGATTGGGCTCATTCCACGTTCAAAACCTATAAAAGAAAACAAATTACCATAACCACCCAATGTTCCACTTTGGTTTGTTCCATTTGGCCCTGATTCTATTTCTTTGGTCACAGGATGGCTTTCAAGCTCCTGTATCATTTCTCTTTGGGCTTTTTGAACATTTTGAATTAAAGATTTCTCAATTTTTTTTCCAACTATAGGTCCGACTTGTTGATTAGTAATCTTATTCAAAGCGTTATTGTTAATTTTTACATTCATTTTACCCTCTTCTTTTTAGTAATAAATTATAGTATTTCACACTAAACATTCCAGATTTAGCAGCATCGGAATTAACATTAAATAATTCTCCATCAACTTCTATATCACTAGCTTGCCTAATAATATTATATCCCTCTTCGTTTAATTTTATCCTTATATGATCTGAAGGTATATCTATTCCTAATATTTCATTTTCTGTATTTTGCCTCAAGAATTCGAAATTTCCTGCATATGCTACTCTAGCTTTCATCTTGATTACTTCTACTACTTTATCTGACCCCGCCTGATTTTTTATCCTTGAGTATAAGGCGTTATATGTAGAGTCAGTTGCTATAAAAATTTTTTTCTCTTTTTTGAAAATGGTTATCTCTCTAGCAAAAGTATCATGGATATCATCAAATATTTTATCATATTTAATTTTATCATTGCTGGGTATTAAATCTGACATTTTCTATCAAGAGTTCGAGACGTCACAATCTCCAGAGTTTCCAGACCACTGTATATCGCAACTAAAACATGTCGTATCCTGAGAGCACGCACAACATTGATTGCAATCATCTGCGATAGCTACGGTATCATTTAGTTTTTTAACAAAATTTTTATTAAATTCTGTTTCATTTAAAAATTTATCTCCAGTTCCTCCGCAGTCTGTATTGTCATCAATAAAGAAACTACAATCTTTAGCTTGAGACTCTCCTACTTTGCGATAACATCTTCCCACATCTACGAAAACTTCAGGAGGGATTTGCCCAGGTCTGAAAGCAATATGCACATTTGCAATGTCTAGAGCTCTACTACAAACTAATCTGTCAATACATTTTGACGGGTCAACATCTCCTTCTTGACAAGGGGTATACTCTACACAATATCCATAGCCACATGGATTATTGGTTTCTGTAGGGGTGGACTCTGTACTAAAAAATTGATCTACTGGGTCTACGCCAGAGTTTACATCTCCATACCTCTTTTTAATAAAAATTGTTTGATTATTAAGATCTCCTTCGAATTTTACTGTAGCCAAGGAAAATTCTTTTGTTGGATCTACATTTCCTACTTTAATATTTACCGTTTTAAGGTCTACTGATTCTGATACTCTACCAATACAAACAGAGGAATCTCGCATTAGATTTGATATATCTTGAATTAATATTTCTTCTCCAGTTCTTCTATCGCTTTCTACTATATCACTAGTGTTAACGATGTCTATTAAATTGTTTACCTCACCACAGCATTCATCAAAAGTTGAAGTATGGGTTGTTGTTTTAGTTATTGTAAGTGTCGGCGTGACTGTAGCAGTTGGTGTGATCGTAGCCGTTTCGGTCGCTGTAGCTGTTTCGGTAGTCGTAGTTGTCTCCGTTGCTGTAATGGTTTCGGTAGTCGTAGTTGTCTCCGTTGCTGTAATGGTTTCGGTAGTCGTAGTTGTCTCCGTTGCTGTAATGGTTTCAGTAGCTGTAGCTGTTTCGGTAGCCGTAGCTGTTTCGGTAGCCGTAGCTGTTTCGGTAGCCGTAGCTGTTTCGGTAGCCGTAGCTGTTTCGGTAGCCGTAGCTGTTTCGGTAACTGTAGCCGTTTCGGTAGCTGTAGTTGTTGGGGTAATTGTAGCAGTTTTAGTGATCGTAGCCGTTTTTGTGACTGTATCAGTTGGTGTGATTGTAGCCGTTTCGGTAACTGTAGCGGTTTTAGTTGTTGTAGGCGTTGATATGATTGTATAAGTTATCGTCGGGGTTACCTCTGGGGGGCACGAGTTTATTTGCTCATCACAACCGTTTGGTTTTTGACTACAATCAGAATCTCCTGTATACCTAGCAACAACTTGCCTGGGTAAAGCTTTATGCAAATTATAATACTGAACCATCTCCTGAAGCTTTATGTTAGCATCTTGAGAAATACCTTTAAATGCTTGAGCAGCTTGTATTTTTTGCTGCGGCGTAGATATTAAAGATTGTCTTTTTATTGAAGAATCTCCTTCGCGTAATTCCACCCAATCCGTCATAAAGACAGTAGATTCTCCAGATGTAGTTTTCGTAGAACTTGAGCTCACATTCTTTAAAGAATTGTGGGCTTGTCTCTTATAGTACTCCTTTAAGTATAGCTGTATGAAAATAGCTATCTCTTCTGGGTTTATCTGTGGGCAAATATGCTCGCTATGAGTTACTCTATATCCAGAATGAATAAGTATATTAAGCTGTCCAATATTCGTTTCTAACCAAGCTTCAATTCTTAACAGAAAATTGGCTACGGATTTTTCGTAATTGCTATCTGTTTCGTCAAATTGATCGTAAAATTCAGAATCAAATATTTTTTTTGCAATTACGGGTATTTGACTATTATTGCACCCTGACATATCTTATCCGCATGGTATAGTCAGATTTAACCGTTTATATTAAAAAGTTTTTTTTGATCTTCGCTTAAACTATCGTAATCAACAATTGGTTGGGTAGTCGAAAACACTCGACCCTTACCACCCTTTTGGTATCTTTCAAATTCTTTTTTTAATTTTTTTCTTAATGTAGTTTTGTTTCCAGAGGGGAAGATGCCTGCGGCCACCGCCATGCCTTGCATGTCTATAAGATTCATGGAAGCCATTGTTCTTTCAAATTCTTCCTGGGTTTTGATTTTAAATGGACTATGTAAAGATCCCCTCATAAGATCTTCTAGGTCTCTTACTTTTTCGATATGATTTCTTTCTTGAATTTTACCATCTGCGAAATTTTCAATTTTTTTTGTTGTTTTCTTTTTTGTTTTTGGGCTCATAGATATATTGTATGGTTACACTTTTATATTAATTCTGGGAACAAAAAAATCCACCGAGTAGGTGGATTTTTTAATTTGGTTACGGTTTGTTTTGTAAAATTATTACACCACAATACCAGTGATAGCACGCGAATCAAGAACCATTCTTCCTTCTTCAATCGAGCCATAATAACCAATCTTTTGTTGACGAACTGTATATTGATCATCAGCCGCCAATCTTAATTCTGCTCCTGTCTCTGAGTCTGTCGATACAGCTCTCATTAGAGACTCTCTGGACCTGTCGATACCAATAATGATCTCGTCTCCAGTAGTCTCATGGTTACTAAACTTTCCGTTGTGTCCAAACTTACTTGAGCTATCGTAAGATTCGAATACATCATTGAATCTCTGACCCTTACCAAGTTCATGAATCTCAGTGAAATTGATTCCATAAAGCTCGGAGGCTCCTGCGTTTTGATACAATGCATTACGCATTTGCTCGGTTGCGGGGATAACACCTCCAGCAGAATCGTTACTTACAGTAACAGGATCGCCTTTAGTTGCATCACCTGCCGCTGCACTAGTTCCGTCAATCGTACCAGTAAGATTGTTTCCAGCGATACCACGAGTATTGATTGGGTTGTAAGCCATTGCGCGAATTTCACCCATGATTTCAGGAGAGATCAAGAGGTCGGTCACACCACGGTTAGCGGTAACAGGAGTTCCTCTGTTCCAAGCTGTATTAATACGCTTAGCATGTGTAATCAAGCGATTAACATCATCAATAAGAAATCGATTCTCAACACCAGATTTAATAACATGGTCCTTACCATTAGTCTGTGCAGCTGCAAGTACTCCGAGTAAAAGATTAGCAGAAGTTGTCTCTTGTTTAAGCATGAGCTCTTGAGCTAACCTGGAGAATGTTTTACTCACAACATCAAGTCGTGAGCGAGCAGCATATCGACGATCAAAATCCAGAGCTGTTTCCAGTCGGTAAGTAGTAAACTTAAGTTCACTATGCGTTGGAATCACAGTGTTGGAAGGAAGACCTCCTGCTACATTTTGCACATATACATTCAAGTAGTCTTCATCAGTGATATCATGATAAAGATCTAATGGAATAGAAGGGTTATCATCTTCATTAAAAGTAAAGCTTGTGAACATATTGCTCAGCGTGGGAGCATTATTTATTACTTCAGCGAGTACTGGAGCAATAAACTCTGCGGCGGCAGCTTGGGCTTCATGCGCAACATTGCGATTCTTCGAAGCCATAGCCTTAATGAGCTCGACTTGTTCTTGTGTTCGTTTTAAGGTAATGTTCATAATTTTAAATTCCTTTCTTATCCAATTTGTACTAAGGCAACATCTTTGCCAGCATTTTTTCCTGTGGCAACAACTGTTGCTACAACAACCTTGCTATCATCCAAAGTAAGCTTTCCATTGCTTGAGACTTTTAATTTAGAGCCTGGAACAATTCCTCCAGCTGCAATTCCTGAACCATGCCAAATACCAACAGAATCAGTTGCTGCTGTTCCCACTGTAAGTGTAAAGAATCCTTTAGTGGCTACAGGCACTGCTTCTCCAGGAAGCACACATTGAAGCTCGTCTTTCTTTACTGGGTAATCCAACAACTTGGTTGCATTTTCGTCCCATGCGAGAGTTGGCCTGATAGTGATACCTAGAGCTGCTGCGTTGTCAGCTGCTAGAGCTATTTTACCTTGGGTTTCTGGGTAAAAACTTCCTTGCTGTAATGCATAATCGCCTTGGTTTCCTGAACCAATGGCTCCTAAATAAGGATCGTTTACTCTACCTGGTTGGTCACCTCCGAATTTTCCAATGTCGGTTGATCTAACTGATACAGCAGTACCAGACCAGTTAGCTCCAGTTGAATAGGTTTCCCCGCCAGGAACTAGGTTTATATACTTAAGTGCTTTCTCGGCACTAGTAATCTCAAGGGAGAAAAGATTAATAACATCTTTTTCATCATATTGTCTAAATGGTAATAGTTTATGCATTTTTCGTTTTTGTTAAAATTTAATTGTTACAGTTTCTTTAGCAAATGCGTTTGCAAACTTTTCCCTAAAGGATAGTTCTTCAACTGCAGATTCTAAATTGTTGTTTGTTGAAACTTCGCTTTGCTCTTCTTCGGTATTAGCAAGAGCTTCTTCAACTACCGAAGTGTTCTCAACAACCTCTTCCTTAGAGCTTGTTTTTTCTTGAGCGCGTTTTGCGATTTCAGCTTCAACTTTTTCATTGAAAAGTTTTTCTTGTTCAGTGATATGCTCTTTATTCTTATGAGCCCACATGACCTTTAATTTGTCTTGATATTCGTCAAAACCAGAACCTTCAGTAGAAAGACCTTGAACTTCTTTAGCTAACATTGTTTTGTCATCCGCAGATAATTCGTATATTGATTCAATAAGTTCCATTCTTGAATTAAAAGCTTCTTCTTTTTGTTTCGCTTCGATTTGTTGGGCTAACTCTTGCACTTTTTCTTCGGAAGCTGTCAGCTGACTTTTTAAAGACTCGATGTCTTCTTTCATTTTTGCCTCAACAGCAGCAAGCTCCTCTTTTTGGGAGTTGATATCGGAAAGTTCTTTTTCGTACTGTTCGCTTTTGGATTTGATAGCATCTCCAATCACGCGTCCGATATTAGCAACTGCCTCTTGAGAGAAATTATGCTCTGGCATTTTTTCCTCTAAGAGAGACTTAAATTGTTCAATGAGTTCTTGATTTTGCATATTTGAAATTTGGTTAATATTGTTATTTACATCAATTTTTTCGTTTTGGGAAATTTTTTTTATTTCTTTTTTTTTATAAGTTTCATTTTCAGCTTCTATCTCCTCTGTATTTTCAGAGTTATTTTTTTTAATAATTAAACCTTTTACATCTGCAGCGGGATTAGAAGTAAACCCAATTCCAAGAGGATAAACCTCACCAACTACTAACCTAAATACAGGGGTTCCATCTTCTAAAGTTCCATCGCCATCAAAAGACGATAGGTATTCACTTAGCTCTTCAATCTGTTTTGAATCGGTTACAATTTCTGCATCTTTTAAATCTTGACTGCCAACAGCAATATGATATTCATTAAAACCAAGCTCCCAACTCGCAGAAATACTGTGATATAATGTATTAGCTTGATCATTAGATTTAAGTAAAAGATCGGCGAACTCAGGAAAAGAATTTGAATAAACCAATGCTCCTAATGCAATGTTAAATTTTTCAGAAAAATCATCTGGAACATCTTCCAGTATCTTGTCGGAGTTATATTCTGAATACCCACTAGAAATAATATGTCCAACTACTTTTCTTTTATTGTGTTCTATATTAGTAGGCTTATGAATAAAAAAATCTTTTATTTGTTTTGCTGTGGAAGTATTGATACCATCTCCATTTTTATTAAAAGAATTTATAACTGCAGCGTTAAATGCAGTTCCAATTAAATCTATATTTTTTTCAAAATCTATCTCTTCAGGAATCAAAGATTGTAGATTATCAATAGAAGCTTGACTTGTAAAAGAAGAGTTTGACGAAAAAAAATTATTTATTTTTAAATGATCGGAAAATGATGTTTTGTATTTAAAATTCATATATTAATATATACACCTATTTTTAAAAAAGTTATAATCACTATCAAACATCTTTCGAACTAACTGTTTAAATTTAATTTTTCTTCTCCAACCCAATTCTTTTTCAGCCTTTTTAGGGTTTCCGCATAAAAGTTTAACTTCAGCATGTCTATAAAATACTGGATTAATAGATACAATTAATTTTCCGTCTGAAGTGTAATATTTTTCTTCTAAACCTTCCCCTTCTGTTTTAAAGTTTATTTTTGCATGTTTTAAAGTTTCTTCTAGAAAAGTTCTTATGGAATATGTTTTTCCACTTGCTAGGACATACTCCTTAGGGTCTGCTTTCTGGTTTAGCATTAACCATACTCCCGACATGAAGTCAATAGAATCAGTCCAATCTCTTAACGCGTCAAGATTGCCTAGTTCTAGGTGTTTGGGATCTTCTCCATTCTCTAAGTCAAAAACAAATTTAGCTATATTTTTACTGATTTTTCTTGTTACAAACTCTGTTCCTCTTCGGCTTCCCTCGTGGTTGAATAGCCAACCTTGTATAGCATAAAGGTCATAAGATTCTCTGTACACTCTAACAATATGCCTCGCGGCACATTTAGAAGCTCCATAAGGAGATTGCGGTCTTAATGGATGCTCTTCGTCTTGCATCTCTGAAATTACATCGCCAAACTCTTCGGAAGATCCTGCATTATAAAATCTACACTTAGGAGCGAACAACCTTATCGACTCTAACATATGAGTAATACTGACCGCATTATCAGTCATAGTTTGAATTGGGAAATCCCAACTAGACTGCACGAAAGATTGAGCCGCAAAATTTATAAAGTAATCTGGTTTAATATTTTCTATAGCATTTCTAATACTATAAGGATCACTTAAATCAAAATTTACAAGTTCTATTTTGGGGTTATCTTTTAAGTGTTTAATATTTTTATAGTTTTTAACACTTATCCTTCGTATACCGCCAAAGATTTCTAAATCATGATTTTGCAATAAATAATCGCACATATTACTTCCATCTTGACCAGTAATTCCACTTATGAAAACTTTTTTAACACTCATTTATTTTTTATCCTTTTTAGATTTTTGAGCTTTTTTGTAAGCATCTTTTGACGGCCTATCTTTATCTCCAGGTTTTGCTGGTTGGTAATTTTTTCCCTCCCTTTTTTTCTTTTTTCTAATATTTTCCCACAATCCTGGTTTACTGTCTTTAGCTTCTGACTCGTCTAGCTCTTCTAATAATAGCTTCTCAAGATCTTCTTCTGAAAAACTTTTATCCGAACCTTCGACTTTTGAGCCAGCTCTCCACTGCCTGCAAGACCAATACCTAGCTTTTGTTTTTGGTCCAGGATTAGCGCAGTTATGCCGAGCCCTGAAAGACTTTCTTCTTTCTGGACTATCTCGCTTTATTGACATATTGGGATCTCCAAAGTTAACCTTAACAATGTTACCCTTTTCGTTTTTCACATATACTGAAAACTTTTTTGGACCCTTTGGGGTTCTAAAGGGCTTGTTTAATGTTTTACCTTTATTTTTTTCTTCTGCCCATGACTCCATGGATATTTCTTCAGAGTTTCCACAGTCTTTGCAGAATAAATCTTTTTCGTTTATTAAGTTTGATAAGTCAATAGTAATAAAATTCTTCATTATTCAACTTGTACACAATAAATTATTGGCTGTGATATAATATTGCAGCTGGATACTCGGGAAGGCCGTGCTTGCTACCAACTTCTGCAACCTCTCTTAAGCTGTTTAGCTTTTCTAAGGTTTCTGGTTTTTTTATACAACTATCTAATTGTTTACCCCATTCTGTTTTTTGAGTTGATATAACTATAGATTCCGTAAGAGTATCTATAATTTTATTTTGTTCTTTGTTTAGCCTTTTAACTTTATGAGTTTTTTTAATCTTATCAGAAGCTAATGATCGTAATTTTTCTATTTCATAAATAATATTTTGAATATTTTTTCTTGAATAATTTTTACTTGCTGTAGCTCCCGTAGGTCTGCCAGGCTCTTTTTTCACAGCTTGTTGCTCTGGCTTGTTTTGGTTTATTTTCTGCTGTTTGGTTGATTCTTTTATTTGTTGTTTTTGTAATCCCCGATCCTCTTCAGCCCCTGCAGCTTCAACCAAAGGTACTCCGCCAACTAAAGGATTATACATCCCCTTTTCTCTATCTTCTATATATTTTTCTTGAGCTTGTTCTAAATCGTCTGCATGAGGAAACAACCCTGTTCGAATTGCATTCATACCCTGCTCAGGTGTAATAATTCCAATCTCTAGCAATCTAGTTATCACTCTTTGGAATTGAACTTCATCTTTGATATCTATTTCTTGAAATTTAACCGTTGGGTATTTTCTAAAACCCATGCTTTTGCATAATATTTTTACCTGCGGCATGATGAAATCATTTATAAATGCATTTCTAGCTTCTTTTAATCTTTCTAAAAATATTTGAGCTTTTATTTGAGTGCTAGAATAATTTTCTTTACCTACTATAATATTTTGCAAGCCCTCTCGAATATCTTGATTGACTATTTCGTATTTTTGAGGGCCTAAAATTTTATTAACATCTGGCATTACGAAGTCTGCTTTTGTTGTATAGTCGCTGACTAACACCCTACCAACACTTTCGTTTTGAAACAAACATTGCATAGCAGTTAAACTATGCGGGTTGACCCCTCCTTTGTCAGGTTCAGCTCCCATAGTAATTAATAGTACTACATTTTCAATAGTTCTGCTAATTGCTTGATCAATTTTTTTAAGCTCTATTTTCCAATTCAAGTCATCTAAAACTGGAAACCCAAATGGTACAGCAAAAGGTTCGTAATCTTGTTTTTTGTAAAACGAGTATATTAACTTTTCTGGATCTAGAGGCATTAACACTCCAGTTCTATGAAACCCACCTTTTTTTATCAATTTTTTTGTTTTATCGTCTAGCGAATCGAATATATCCTGGTCTTCTTGAGTTGTAGGGTTTTTTAACCTTTCTAACTCGTATTCTGATAAAACTTTTTTATACGCTCCTGATTCAAACGAAGTTGCTCTATTTGAAGATATATCGTAAGGATTGAGTAGTATATATCTTACTGGTATTTTACCAGGGTTTAGATATTTATTATATTCAGCTCCATAAACTTTATTTAAATTAATAATATCATTTTTATTAAAAGTCCCATCAATTCTATATAAAAATATATTTCCAGATCTATAATATTCTCTAAAATACTGATCTTTTAATTTCCATAAGTTTATTTTCTCAAACCATTTGTATATAAAATTTCTAGCACTTTCACTGCCGCCTTCAAGATATATTTCAGAATTTGAAAACTCAGACATAACATCTATAGCGTTTCTAAATATAGGTATATTGGCATATGCTTTTTGGCATAACTCAATACTCTCCCGAACATCTACACCGTCAGAGCTTACATTATAAGGTAGTACTCCATCAGAAATATTTTTATATTTATGAGCTAAATTCTTGATTCCAGCTCTGCCTCTAGTTCTCGTAGTGGAAGAGTCAACATTTCTTAAAGCATCGCTGACTACATTGCTAGCGGAGGTGGTCGAAGTAAATTCTGGCTTCAAACTATTACTATAACTAGCATTACTAATATAGTAGTTATCCCCGCAGCTAACAGGCTCTATATGTTTTCCCCCGCCGCCTGATTGAGGGTTTTCTTTTTTAATATTGTTCCAGTATTGGGACTTCTTAATGTACTTTCGTTTTGTTTTTTCGCTCATAGCTGTGTATATTAATAGTACACATAAAAGTTAAAAAGTAAAATTAAAGTTACTTTATAAACATTGGAACAAAGCTATTAAAAGCTTCTTCTTTTGAATTATTAATATCGTTGTAAATTTTAACCATCCAAGATCCTAGAATCAGAGCCGAGTAGCAGTCTTTTCTTACCTTACTAGGCCCAGTGGTTTTTTTCAGTGTTAAAGGTAAATCAAAAGTTTGTGTTCCTTGGGGTGAGGATCTAACTTCTATTAGAGCGCATTGAGATTTTGTATATATTATCATTTCTTGTTGATGCTCTATGAAGTCAATCATTCTAGCTCCTTCAGATTGATTCTCGTCAACATCTGTAAAATTCATGAATCGCAAATTTTTGATCGGTACTTTCTTTCTTCTTTGAGATTGAAAACTATCATCGACCGCTTGCGATGCAAACCATACTCTTCGATGATCAAAATTAGCTTGTAGTAATTCGTTTGCCCTTCTAATCCATTCGGAAGTAGGTTTCCTAAGGCAACACGGAATGCCATCTTTGGAAAATTCCCTCTTAGCGGACATTAAAGATTTTTGATAATTTTCTAGATCATCAAACTCTGTCTCGATTATATTTAATTTTATATTTGAAGATTTAAATAAAGAGCTTTCTTTTACAGCATTGATAAATTGGACACCGCCATTGTAATCTCCCACCATAGCAACCACATTAAAACTAGTTAGTAAATAATGAAAATAATTAATATGATTTTTTAAATTTTCTCCAGCCATTGCATATACATGAACCAAAGTAGCTTGGTTCGATTTTTTATGTATTTTAAACACTTGTATAGCAAAATCATCAGAGCTTTCTGATTCCGCCCAACTTGGATCGAAAGAAATTATATACGAATCATTTTCGCTACCCTTTACTTCTACATGAGGGCTATCGCCCTCTTTTACCGTGCACCTCTCCATCGTCGATATCTTGAAATATCCAGAACTGTCATCTGTGAATACCGCACCAAATTCTCTATCATATTGACTCTGACTCATTGTGGATCTAGCTTGTTCAACTAGATTTTGATCGTATAACTGCTTGGGAGCACAATCGTATGAAAAGTGCATTATAGATCGAGACGCTCCTCCAGTTTGCCCCTCTTTAACGATAAGATTTTCAAAATTTTCGTATAGTTTGTAGAGGTATTCAAACTTGTAACTGGCAGAAGATAGCATTATTAGTTTATTGTTCGGCCATTTATACCTATCTTCTTCTTTCATTTTTCCTTCTGAGATAAGTTTTGTTTCTAAATTGTGCATATCCTCTCTTTCTTTTGGGTTTTGCACTACAGACAGAAACGGTACGATAACTTCATTATAAACTCTTTCTGGCATCAATAGCATTTCGTCAATGATAATCCTGTGAAACCTAAAACCTCTTAATTTCGATCCGTCCCCCAAGGGCAGTGCCCGTATTGAACTTTCACCAATTTCCATTACCCACTCATCGTTTTGTTTTGATACTCTTGTAATGCAGTTGGATAAATATTTAGCTTCAGGTTTTGCAGCTATATCTTCAATTTTTTTAAAAATCATTTTGGCTTGCCTAAAGGATTTTGATAATATTCCTATGTCAACACCTTGATTCATAATAGCATCCATAAATGCAAAAATCCCCGTTGTCCAAGACTTGGACATACCTCTAGACCATATGCCCAAGAAATAATCAGATTCAAACATCGATTTAACCGCCATGTGCTGAAAAGGAAATAAATCCACTCCAGCTAAAAGGTTAGTGGTAAATGTGACATTTTCTCGCAAGAATTGATACAAAAGAAGTTTAGCCTCCTTCTCAGGTAAAAACCCTTCTTTCGACCTAATTAAAGAATTAATGTCGATTTTTTCGTTTCTTTTTTGATTGCCTTTTTCCCAGCTCATAATTTTAATATTCTATTGTCGATATAGTATTGCAAGTCAACATTCCATAAGTCTTCCCCGCCTCTTAAGAGAAGTTCAATTAAGTTTTGAGATCTTTTTCTCCCTCCAGAAAAAACAAATTGGCATCTCCTGGCATAATTATGAGACATAACTCTCATTTGGTGCCATATAAATTTTAAATTTGATTTATGGATCCCAGAATTGTTATTTCTTTTTATTTTATCTATAGAGCTTTCTATTACTATATACATAAAAGCATTAATATCCATACATCTTTGCATTTCCCTATTGAATCTTTCGAATCCTACAGTCATTGTTGATTTAAAATCTGTTTCTGATTTTCTGTCTATGTATGTAGCTGTGTAATCTTGACCTGCAACAGTATAGTCCCCGAAATCTAATTTCATAGAACGACTTTTTTCGAATTTTAAAGGTTGCTGCTCTCTAGTATCAATTAATATCTCTAAAATTTTTAAATTTTTATTTTTTTCTAAAAATTTACTTTTTATGCTTTGGTTGAATAAAGGCTCAACCTGAAGCCTTCGACAGGCTTCATTATATGACCCAAAAAATTCTTTATATATTTTTATTTCTGGTAAGTCAAGCAGTTTTAATTCTAAATGATTAGGAGCATATTGTAAATTTTTACTAATTATTCTATTTTTAAGCATTAATAATAAAATTTGTTGTGCATGTTCGTAGTCGGCTGTCGCCAACCACTTTTCCAATTCAACATTATTTGAAAAAAACGTATTAAAATATTGCCCTTTATTTTTAAAAGGAATTAATTCATTTGTATATAAATTATATCTAGGATAGTATGTTATATAATAATCTGATAAATAAATTCCATGAGCTTTGATATGGGTATGCAAAGATCTTTCTGATTTAAAAGTAGAATCACATATTTTACATTGTATGCTCATTTTTTAAAAAAGAAATTGTTCCTTTCTCTCCAATTGCCTTAAATGGCAACAAGAGATAGAAGTACCGCGAAAACCCCCGTCTAGGCTATAAAACATCATCTTTAGCGATTCCGAGTACTCTAGCCTTCCAGACATCCATCCTCTCTATATTATCAACTTCTTGGGCGATTAGCATTTTTTGCTTCTCAGCCATGTCTATCATCCTGTTTCTATCAGCTTCATTTTGAAACAATCTTACTAACGATAATATAGATGCATTATCTTTATGTTTATTCTTTATTCTTTCTTTTCTATCTCCATTTAATCTAGCTATCAATGTTTCTTGTCTCTTTTCACATTGATTATATTCTTCACTCTTTGTTTTTAATAGTTCTGCTAATCTAACAGTCATATCTTGTTGATCTTCACAATCTTCAAACATTCTATTTAATTTATTAATAGCTTTACTTATATTTTTTAAATGTATATAATCCATACAAACATTGATATATAAATTTAATTCATCACTTGTTAAGTCTGGTTTATCCCATACAGATCTTGTATATTCAGCTTCAAAGAGTTTTCTATCATCTACAGATGTATAAGTGTTAATAACCTGAATAAACCGAGGTGCCGCCAAAAACTTCATCGTGCTCTCTATATTGTCCATTTCCCCGCGACTCACCTGCTTTTCATCGATTTCTTCTTGGCAGTATTCGTTAATCTTTTTAATGACTCTAGAATTTGATTTTGGAGGGAAATATTGAGCATTTAATGCGTTTTCAGATGGATGCATAAGCCTAAAATCAACATCTTCTATAAACTTAGCAACTTCTGTAACTTCCTTGCTTAAGTTTGTAACATTAACTTCAGGAAATAATATTTTTGAAATTTCATATGCCGTCATACCTTCTTTGGCATACTGAATCATAAATTCTTTTTGTTCCTGAGAGAACTCAATCTCCTCTTTCTTTTGTTTTTGTGTTGTATTGAATTTCAAACCTCTTTCAACCAAAAACTTACGAACCGCTCGACCTTCTTTTGTCCTACCGTCCAACTCTTCGTTATCAAATACTTGCCTAGTAAGTTCAATCAAATCGGGTGTTTTATTAAAATTATCAATAATAAATTGTTTTTGCTCCTTAGATAATGTCATATTTTTTAATTATTTTTTTAGCTTGTTCTTTAAACTGTTTTTCAAAATTTTTAATTTGTTTATATCCAGCATGCCTACCCTTTTCACTACTCTTGTAGCCTAAAGATTGAGCTGTCTCCTGAGGGCTTTTATGTTCTATGTAAAGCATTTTGTATATTTTGTATTGCTTTGGGTTTAAATGGGATTTCATATAAACGTGCAGTTTTTCAGTTGAACGATCAATATTGAAATTTTTATCCCTAGAGGATTGCTCCGTGGTTAAACTTTCTATACTACTAGCAGTATTTATATGAAAAGAATGTTTTTTTGTATTATTCCATTTTTTAAACAAAGGGCATGTGCAGTCTTGCTTACCAGATTTAGTCCAAGAGCACCCATTTTCTTTTTCGTTTAAGTAGTCTATAGACCCCGTGTTATTGAAAGGGCACTGAGAACAGGGTCTTAAAAAATTACCATAGTAATTTCTTAATAAATTTTTGATTTGATTGGTTATAATTCTGTTTACCCAAGGTGTTAAAGGTCTCTTTTGGTCCCAAAGGTGCCATTTTGTATAAATGTGTTGAGCAACAATCTGGCTGACATCCTCCCACGATATCCAACTTACGGAACTTAAAAACCAAGAGTTTTTTCTAAGATTTATTTTTTCAAATATAAAATCTTGATTATCCTCAAAAGTTTTTTTCCTAGGCCTGCCTCTAGGTTTCTTGGGTTTTTCGTTGTTCTTCACTGATTAACTCGTCAAATTTAAAAGTTTTCTTTTGAAAACCTTCTGTTTCATAACTTAATTTAGTTATATTAGGCACGTAATTTGCATCCGTATAATCAGCATCAAAAGTTTCAATTTGTTCAGTATTGGTTGTGGAGTTAGATCGATTATTTAAACTAATACTTTTAGAGCTAAAGCTGGAACCGCAATAGTTACAAAAATTAGGAGCTTTCCCAACGAAAGTATTTTTTTCTCCGCAGTGGGGGCAATATTTAACACTCATCTTATTAGAATGTACACCTTACTTTCACTCCCTTTTGAGAAATGTTTGATTTTACCTTTAAAATCAAAACCCTTTCGGCTATCAGAATCAATAATAATTATATTACCCCGATCAACATTTAAACTATTGATTATTTTTTCGCAAGTTTTGTCTTTTTGTTTCTTAGCATTTTTTAAATGTATAAATGCCACAATAATAGCTGAAACAGCGCCAACTAAAGAAGATATTACCATGTCCATATAACATATTATACGGATAATTTTGGTTTTTTTCTATTTTAATTAAATTAAGTGTAAGTCGGAATGTTTTATATTTATCGTACCCTGCTCGAAAAGACCGCTTTCCTCATTTATTCTAATTACCACCATTACTTCCCGATGGTTTTCCCCACCTATTTGGGTATAAATTTTTAAAATCAACCCTGTTTTAACCTCGTTATTATAATGAAAATGAATTGTTTTACCTTCTTTCATTGTGTTTCTAGTTTAAATTTTTTGTCCCAGTCTACATTTCCTTGTTCATCAATGTATGGAATATCTATATTGCTATCATCTTGAATAGTCGATGCAATATAAAACGCCACAACTGTTAACAAGAAAAATCCGAGTACAACCCATGCTAAATGCTTTTTTAAGAAGCTTGGGGCGGGTTCAGGCTTAGGTTCAGGCTTGGGTTTGGGTGCCAAAGGGGGCTCGGGAAATTCATCATCGGGATTTTTATCTAGGATCATTTCCTTTGTATTTATTACTCCATATCCCCATTGATTATCTTTTCCCTTAGCCCCCTTATCTTGTGTATACTTCAATAAATGCTCTTTGATTTGGGAAATTGTTTTACAGTCATTGTATCCAGTCTGAGACTCTTCCAACCTGTGTTTCGACAACATTAAAGCTATAATTCCAACCAAAAATGGGCAAGCCATAGAAGTTCCGCTTAGCACAGAATACTTATTGCCTAAATATGTACTATATATTTTTTCCCCTGGAGCTGCCCAATCAACCTCTTCGCCCTTTGATGAAAAAAAAGATATTCCACCCCGCTTATTGTAGGAAGCTACCGCTATCGTTTCCTCAAACGCCGCTGGATAATTAACACCGCCATTACCAGAGTTTCCCGCTGCACATACTACAGGAATATTTAAATTATATAAAGTTTTTATTTTTTTATGGATTAATGCACTGTAAGTTGGAGACCCTAAACTCATGGAAACTATATCTGGTTTTATTTTTACCGCATAGTCTAAAGCTTTAGCTAAACCATTAAAGCTACCAGAGCCGTTTTTATTTAATGCTTTAACTGATATACATTGAACCTCTGGAGCAACCCCAACCATGCCAAATTTATTGTTTTTAGCGCATATAATTCCAGTGCAATGAGTTTGATGCCCATTAAGATCTTCATGAGGCTCATCTTCTACAAAGTTATCTCCTATAATCACATTGCCGCCTATATCTGAGTGGACTGGGTGGCCAGTATCAATCACCATAACTTTTACGCCCTCGCCCTTTGTAACCTTCCAGGTTTCTGGAATTTTATTTTGTACTAAGCCCCAGTCCACTATTTGGCTATCCTCGTATTTTATTATTTGATCTAAACAAACTATAGGTAAGTTAGTTTTTATATGTTTTATAATTTGCATTTGGTCAATCATGCCAGTATTAAATTATACACTTTTAGACCAAAAAATAAACCTTCATTGTGTAAAAAAATATAGTCCACACAGAAGCTTAAAACCCTCTATTTCAATAAAAATACCCTTTTAAAGAAGTTAATTTATTATTAAATTACAACTTTATTTTAGTTTTTCTAACTTTTTAACAATAAATTTTAATATTTCACTACGCTTAATATCTCTATGGTCAAAATGAAAATTATGTATACCTAGTTTTTTACTATGCTCATCATCAAAAATATTCATAATGGGCTGGTAACCGCTTTTTCCATTGATATCACTTTGCATTGGATCACCGCAAATTAACATTTTTGTGTTTTCTCCAATTCTTGTTAATAGAGTTATGAGTTCTTTCGATGTGAAGTTTTGAGATTCGTCGGCGATAATTATCTGATCTTTAAAACTAGCCCCCCTGAGGTAGTTTATTGGCATTGCGGATACAATACCTTTGTCTACCATCGTTTTAGCTTCAGAAGAGCTTGTGAGCTCATGCAGCTTATCGTTTAAAGGCATCATGAATGGACAAAACTTTTCATCTACAGTTCCAGGAAGTGCTCCCATTCCTCTGTCAGCACTCTCAATGATTGATCTCACGTATCCGATGGAGTAATCATTGTTCATGTTAAACAAGTGAATCGCTGCATAAATCGTCATAAACGTTTTACTTGTTCCCGCTGGGCCAGATATAAATACTACTTTTGTATCTTTGTCAAAAATAATTTTTAATAGCTCGCTTTGCTTTTCAGAAAACTCAAATTTATGTGTTTTAATTTTTGTTTTTCTGATTGAACCAACTATTCTATCTATATCCTGATCATTATCAATTTCAGGTTTTTTCTTTCTTGGCATATTTAATTATAGTATAATTCTATTTACACTATTTTTCAATACAAATGATTTTTATTAATTTAAAATTTGTATTTCAGACATCATGCTAGTGTGATGTTTGCAAAAATAATAAAGATCACCACTGTAATCAGAAGGAACATCAACCGTTATAGTCCCCGAACTACCTGTTAAAGCAGAGCCGCTGACCCACCCTAGAGAAGTATTACCATAGCTAGGCCCAATCGAGAACGGGTGAGATGCACTTATTCCATCTGCAGTGAAAGTATAGGTAAGCCCAGGGACTAGCCGTAAGCTAGATGTGGTAATTTCATTACCATATGGATGCTGGAATATAAAATTATAGAAAGGTGACCCGAGGCCCCCTCCAGAAACCTTAAAGTCAGTAATTGGGGCACTTTTCATTACTGCACACCAGGTCAATTTGTCCCCGTCGGATTCCGAGAATGTATATTCAAAATCAGTAAATGCCTCACTGCTAGAATTAGCTAATTCAGCATTTTTTAACCATCCAGTAATAACTGGATTGGACGTAGCACCAGTATCTTCAACATTTCCATGTTCAATAGAAATCTTATTGGGTTTTTGATAAAAAGAATAACATCCTGTACCCAGGTAAGGACTGCCTGACAGAGGCATAGCTCTATACCTTAATTTAATAGTGTCTCCAGCGTCAATTGCAATCTCTGAACCTTCGTCTCCAAGAGTTAAAAATGGAACATTGTACATATTTGACCCCGAAGAGCCGCTGGAAAAAACTTTATTTGTTCCTTGTTGTACGAAATTATTTTCATTATACTTCTTCAGAGATAAAACAAAATATCCAGCCGAACAAGTTTCTAAATACCCCAAGTCTTCTTTCATTGCGTAAAACTTAAAATTACCTAAGGAGGAAGATTGAAAGTTAGTTTGAGTTTGAGTTTGAGTTTGAGTTTCGGTTGGGGTTGGAGCTGGCTGAATAACTATGAAATCCTCAAATGCTCCATTTGTGATAGTTGGATGCTTGATACGTAGCCATACTTCAAAAGTAGAAGATTGTTCGTCATTTTTAATATATTTATATTTTTCTACTTGACTAGTATAGTCAACCTCAATATTTGAATTATCGTCTAATATTTTTACATTATCAAAATAAATATTATCTGCTCCGTCGCAATACTCAGTTGATGAGCTTAAAACTTTTACATCTATATAATTTTCTATAGCATCTTTTTCTATTGAGAAATCAACCGTAACAACTTCAGAACTGAAAACTGAATTACAGCCCCATCGAAAAGATAGTTTTTTCTGAATTAACTTAGTGTCCGATGAAGGGCATATAGTAGACTCTAAGCAAGAATCCATTTGATTCACCAGTAAAGTTTTTGCAGTATCAGTATTGCCATTACTATAACGCCTCATGAGCTCAATTTGCTCCCACGAATCATTTCTGGTTACTGTGTGACCACATCTGTCTGCACTTACATCATGATTAATATCAACAATGCCATCAACAATCTTGATGGCAATTCTCCATCCAGTTTGGTTGGTTCTTAATGGAGCTTTCCAGTGGAAAGCCGTTTTCCCTCCAGATAAAGAAGTTGCACAAAATTCTGAACTTGTATCATCACTAGGCACATTATAGTCGTAGTCAATGACCTCTGCTCGGATTTTTGATGCTTGGGTTTCATATGCACCACTTAATGTATTAGTAACAAAATCTAAAGCGTTGGCAAGCGAATCACGTGCACTTATATTTGAAGTAGTGAAATCTAAAATATTTTTTTTGTCAGGCCAAAAATCAAAGTATTCTCTTAATTCGTTGACAGCCGCGCGTATTTCTACCTCTGATGGGTTGGTTTTTATTAAAGATTCCGCTGTAGAAACAAATTTTTGTAAAATCTTATTAGGGTAAGATACACTGAATTTTTTTGATAAAACTGAAATTTTGCGGTCCCACTCCTCTTCTGAGCTGTCGACATCTACCAATTCTCCGTTTTGAGTTTTAAAAGAAAGTTCCCAATGAATCAAACAAGTTCCTTCGAAACTTTTCAAAGTTTCAATTTTGGCTATATTAATCCCGTTACTATTTAGAATCCAAGAGTCTGCTAGATTGCTTTTAGGAATATATACCCCGCTTAATTCTGGCACAGACTCAAAATTTATTTTTACAGCTTTTCCTTCTTTTTCGAAAATGTTAGAGGGTGGCAAATACATCGATTCGCATATCTTCGTAGAAGCGTTGTTGCTACTACCACCACCGCTACCACCACCGTCATTACCTCCAGGTGATTCATGTTCTGGACACATCGTATAGGATTCTCCAGATTCTCTGGTACACTTTACACATTCTACATTAGTGGTTTCACAGCATTCGCTAGCACCTTTCGCATCCGTTCTCTGAAAAGATATCCCAAGTTCACCTGCGCACTTGCCATCGCATCCCATTTCTGAAGGCTCACAACATTGTCCTACAGAATCAGTTGCGGCGGTTCCGCCGCAAACACCAAGACAATCGAAGGTTTTTCCGCCCCCGCAAGTTCCTTCGCAATCTGTTACGACTCCCTCGTCACAGCCACCACCATCGTCGCAAATATCATCATAGATCGACTTAACGAAGTCCCATGTGTCATTTGAAACCTGCTGTGGTTTCATGCTATCACATGAGGATGTATCGTCACTAGCTGTAGCCTTATATCTAAAACTAGCTTGCGACTCATAAGAAGTAGGGTTAAGTATTTCTAAGACGTGCTGTCTGTAAAGTTGCGCAAACGGCTCCTCTCCCATCGATTCTTTCGCTAACGCATAATCTTCTAAACTTATGCTTTGGTCAGGATTTGGGTTGTATTTATCGAACAAAGAAGTTTTCTCTTTTCCCGTGCGAGTGCGGGTAGACTCCTTTAGAGAGAGCAATCTCGCATCATTAAATATACCATTATTTTGAGGAGAGTCGTTTTTTTTAATAATCTTGTATTCTGCTTGCGGCGAAATTTTCGGGAAATATTGCTCGCGGAATTCTTCCAGTGAATCTATTAGGGACATACATATGAGTACAGTAAAAAAAAGGTTTGTCGGTTTTTTTTTCACATATGTAATTGCACAGAGAAATTCGTCTTGACTTTTTGAGAAAAACCACCCCCCCGCTAAAAATGAACCATACCCTGTAAAAAAAATTCAAAAAATGGGGGCGGGATCGTGCAAAAACTTAGTTGAATAATAATCGTAAATAAATTTGACTTCAACCTGTAAATAGACGATAGTAATAGTATGAACATTAAAGAACTAGAACTAGACACCATCGACTGCATCGACGACAACGTTGTAAACGTATACCTAAACTTTAACACAGGTAAAAACTACTTTGAGGGTGGCATGAGTGTAAACGCTACTTTAGAGACAGAAGATGGCAACGTGCTTGTCGATTCCATCGAGGTCGAATCTATCGAAGATGAAGACGAAAAGGAAATCTCCTTAACTTATGATGTTGAAGAATTGGAAAACATAATCGAAAGCTTTCTGTACAATGTACTTAACCGCTCGCTTGTTAGTAACACAAACGAAAACGAATTAATCAAAGCACTTAGCTAATATGACAAGACTAGAAAGAATAACAAAGGTGATGAGAAAAGCGCGCTTGCAAAAGCGTCAAGTTTGGATACTCGACGCTCTAATAGATATATGGGATGCAGAAGCGAAAGCCCAACTAACTTGGAATCAAAGAGTTGAATCTTGGGTAAACTTTATCAAATAAAGTTTGCAATTAATTAAAAAATAAACGATAGTAATAGCATGACAGAATTAGATATAATCCACACCGAAGCACGGATCAAGCAAATCAAATCCGTAATAGATAACACCCGTAAGAACTCGACAAATCCAAAGGCAGATGAAATGGCAATCGAAATGCTTGCCATGCCCGAGCTAAGGAGAGCAGAAAAGAGACTTGCCGAACTAAAAGTCAAGCACAAAAGGTTTGAAAAGTTCCTTGATAAGTTAGAAGCTCGGCATTCCTAAACACCTGATATTCAAGCACTTAGGGGTCGCGCCGCCCGCGTCATAAGTGCCTAATAATCAACGACTTAAGAAAGCAAAAACAGCTAAAATAAATCGTTAAAAAGTTTGACGTAGAGGCTAAAATATACGATAGTAATAGTATGAAGATTGAAAAAGGATACAAAGTCGGAAGCCTGTACTTCTCGAAGTCATTAGGCAAAGTCGTAAGAGTAACTGAACTGAGCAACAGAATGCGCTTAGCTTTAGTAAAGCATCACAACGAATCAGAAGAGGTTTACCTCTCTGACTTGGTTAAAGCTAACAATGGACAAGTAAAAGAATACTTCACAAGATAAGGAGGCAATAATGATAACAATCACAAAAAACGTAAACTTCTCAAATTGGTTAGATATTCGTCTTTGGGGCGAGCTAGTAGACAATCAAAAGAATATAGCAAAAGCCTTAGAAAAAGCAAGGGCAATCAAACGCGAGAATCCACACTTGCAAATCGTAAACCAAATAAAAGAAAAATAATATGCTTACAATAATATGCTTGTCTTTTGTTTACTACTTCCTTAATCTATAATCATGAATACAATACTTGAAATACTTATGTTCTCAAATTGGTTAGTTGTTTTCTATCTTATGTATAGAGATATGACTAGCGATCAAATCGACCTTTTCCAAGACGTGTCAAGAAAATGAATATAGTAGAACAAATCAAATTCTTAAATAAGCAAATCATGGATATCAATATCCAAAGGATAAAAGCAAAACGTCTAAATAAAACCGAATCAGTCAATCGCTTGCAAGCCATGCAAATTCAGCTTGACTTTAAGATCCGAGAGCTAGAGGCTATGACTCAAAGATAGCGTTGTAAGTTCCTTATAGTCAAGCACTTAGGGAACGCGCTGCGGCTCTCGTAACAGCTTGATAATCAACGACTTATGAAAGCCTTGTACAGGAATCGTGCCAACTCTAGCCAAGATAATTGTGAATAACTTTATGTAAAATAATCGGCTATATGTTTGACTTTAGTTAAAAAATAGAAGATAGTAAGGTATGACAGAAAATAAAAAACTAGAATTAAACTTTGACGAAATTAACGAAGAAACTTTTTCTGCCTATGTGGAAATTGAAAATTTAACTTGTGAAATTGAAGGCACGACATGGACAGACGAAATCGACTCGCTCTATGGCGACCAAGTCTCAGAGACTCACCTGATAGCATATTTCGACACTTTGGAAAATATGGACATATTTGACGAAGACGGAAAAAAGCTTGAAAAAATTGACCTCGAAATTGCAAACAAAATCAAAGCATATTTGAAAAAAAACATGGATGAGGGAATTGATTCAGTTTCTCATTCAGTAAATTGTTCACCAAAATATTACGATTTAATTTGACATAAACCCTTTAATTTAGGAGAATAAAAACATGACAGAAGAACTCGAAAAATTCATGACGGAAGAGCTAGGCATCATTGACCGCCTAGGCTTTGAACCACTCGAAGGCGCAGAACTATTCTTGGACGTTGGAAACAACGTTTGGACTTTTAACCAAATCATTAACGAATTCAAAAATAAATAACAACCTCCTAAGTCACTAATAATCAAGCACTTAGAGGGCTCGGCAGCCCGCTTCGTAAGTGCTTGATAGTCAGCGGGTTAGGTTATCAGAATTCGTCCATTAACAACTCATCAAGTGCGTAGGTATCAAGGTCGGGGTCATTGTAGCTCGCCCCGTCAGGAGTCCTGAATGCTTCAGCTTCTTCTAACCTATCCACGAGGTCAGCATACCTCACACATCTTCGAGCTATCTTATAAAGACCCTCATCATTACCTAGCCATAGCGCTACGTTCCAGGTTGCCCAGTTTTTCCATCCATTATATGTTGTATCCGTCATAATTCTATTTTGTTGGTTTTTCTAAGTAATGTCAAGACTTTTTGATATTCATCTTGAGCTTCTCGTAAGTTGTCAAGAGCTTCGCAAATTGCTTCTTTTTCTGTCTCGCTTCCTCTCCAACCCATCATAGTCTGACCTTTAAGGAATTGAAGCAGCCCCTCCACTTTACTCATTTTAAGGGAGCAGTCTAGTTCTGGGTATGGTACTCTTTTGCAATTCATAATTAAGCAGATTTAAGAAGTGAGAATTTAGGCATTTTAACAATCATAAATTTGTTATACGATTTAGCGTGTTTAATTTTAATAATTTTTAGTTTTTTTCTTTTCATACTTTAATATGCCATGTTCTGTATAATAAAGCAAGAAAAATCTTTAGTTTTTTTATCTTGTGTAAAATGTTGATAATCAAAGAGTTATATCGGCCCGCCGCCGCGAGCTCTAAGTGCTTGATAACCAAGGATTTAAAAAATAAAAATAAATCGCTTTTTTTCTTGCTATCCGTTGCCACTCCCTTTATGTTGTTTATATATGATTAGTAAATACTCACACTTCGACCGCAACGATCACGCCGCCCTTGCAAACCAGCAAGCCCACCAAATGCAGGAGATCAATAGAGATATTGCTCGAGCAAACCAAGCCCTTGCGGAAGAGCGCTACCTTGAGGAGCAACCTCTTCTCGCTGAAATGTACGAGGCTGAAGATTCCCCCGTATGGGAAGACCATTACGAGGACATCGACTACGGCTATCACGACCAATACGACTTTTAATAAGTCGTTGATACTGAAGCACTTAGGTGCTTCGGCAGCCGCCCGCCTAAGTGCTTGATAATCAAAGACTTAGGGCGGGGGTTTTAGTAACTACTGCATATCACACCTTCGACAAACAAAATATTTGGGTATTTGGTATTTCGCTGTTTATAGTTTTAATCTTGAATTGTCAAGTATAAAACTAATGCAAGTATAGCGATTGCAAATAAACTCATGAGTAAAGCCCTTTCATTTCATCGCTAATTCCAAAGCCATCTTCTTCCTCGTCAATATCTTCAGCGCAAGGATTATAAGCGAATAAAGACATCTCATCCTCCACGTCGTGGACTTGAGCATCTACTAAACCATGCTCGCCCAAAACTTGCTCTGACTTGATGTCTGCAATAAAATCCTCGACTGATTGAGTCGGAGAAACTTTACGAGAATTTTCGTGCGCGTGTTTGATAACCGATATTCTTTGTTCTTGTGTTAATGTCATAATAATAAGGTAATGTAGTTTTTAAGGTTTGTCAAATTAAATGACTAAAGGTTTGTCATCGTGATGCGAAACAAGTTTTTCATTGAAGTCTACTCGAATTGCTATAAGCAAATCTTCGTGAGCTTTTCCGTCAAGTTGAAATTGCCTCATGAGTTTAGAAATGTCAATAGGCTTTTGCCATCCTAGCACATCATCATGTAAAGAAAGAGGAACTTTCTTTCTGTCTCCGTTGTCGTCAAATTGAGTACCAAATACTGCAACTTCAAAAGTTTCATTCTGATAAGTACCATAAGGTAAAGACCAATCGTCTTCTTTGTCGCCCGCAATAACAGAAAATAAATATCCGTTGTCAAGCTCAAGCGATGCAGTCCATCTTTGAATATCTTTATGGTGTGTGAATTTTAAATCATCGAATGTTTTCATATAATAATAAACTAAATTAGTTTGTTTTGTTTGTCAAGCTACTTCGGCTAAATCTTTTGCTAATGCTCTTTCTGCATCTACTTGTTGTTGTAATAAGTTGAGTTTGTTGAGTAAGCCTTTGTAGCCGATATAGTCGCCTCGATGGTGTCCTTCCCATACTCCGTCAACTCGTTGGAATGTAATATCCCACTTTGATTCATAGTCATAAGTTCTGAGCAAGCCATTAGGTAAGCGCTCGAAGTAGAATTCTTTTCCGTTGTCTTTAATTGTCATAAGTATAAAGTAGTTTAATTTTTGCTCTGTGTCAAATAGAAACACGAATGAATTCTGTGGTGCTGTTCCCTACGTCAGCGCGGATGAAGTGGATTAAATCCTCCTCCAATGCTTGCTCGACTGTGGCAAGATGGTCTCTAAGTTTACTACTGTAGAGCCAAATCTCTCCGTCCTGGGTTGAATTGATAAGTTCGATTAGTTCTTTTGCTGTCATAATTAGAATTTTAATGATTTTAGTGAAGTGTTAGCTTTGAGCCAACGACGTAATGGGTGAAAAGCACGAGCGCTTAAATGAACAAGAATTTGCGCTCCGTTATCAGCGAGAACCATGTGCCCTTTGGCGGTTTGTTTGATCTCGGTAATTTCTGCGCATTTGCGCAGTTGTTTTAATACTTTTCGTGTTCCGCTTTCTGAATGATTCATACTAACAACATAACCCCGACACCAAATAAACACAAGAAAAAAGTGAATTAATTTTAATTCTTTAAATCGTTGAATATCAAGCAGTTAGGCACCGCCGCCGCCGCGCTCTCTAAGTGCTTGGTGGTTAGGTACTTATGTCAGTACCCTAACCACTCTAAGACGTCTTGCGCTGCGTACCCTTCTTTGTCGCCTAAATCATCATAAAAATTTTGCAATTCTTTTTCTAAATCAACCCCGTGAGCTTTCAACTCCTGAATTGCTCGGTCTTGGTCAATATCAACTCCATAGGCTGAATCGTAATAAGTATCCCCGCTCTCGAATAATAGTTGGTAATTTTCTGTCTTCATGGTTTTAAGTATAGTTTAATGAGCTAAATATGCAATACCTTTCTTGCAACCCTTAATGAAACAAAGATTGCAATTATGGGCTTGACAAGTTGCAAGAATCTTGCCGTCCTCGCCCTTTACATAAGTTGCGGGGCAAACAAAATGTCCGTCTTGCTCGGCTTTCTCTTTGCTAGTATAAACTGAAGTTCCCGCGTCAAGTCCGTCCACTTGAGGGGCTGTCTCGTCAACATAAATAGCGCTTGGCTTAATGCAAACGTTTTTGAGACTAGCTAACTTTTGCAAGTGTGGAAGTTGAGAGTCACGCTTCCATTCCCTAGTTGGAAACCAAAATTTAATAGTTGGGAATTGCTCGCAAATCTTAACCCACGCGGCAATATACTTAGGGGAAAAGAGGTCGCCCGAATCATGAACGCGAAATAAATCGGTGTTGGTCTTTTTAAGCTTTTTCTTGTTGCCGTGCTTGTCAAAATACTTTGCGCGAATTTGCTTGCACATTGCGTCAATAAAGGTTTGCCCGTTGTCTTGATGTAAAGATTTTGTGATAAGATCCGCTTTACCTTGCAAGCTAGCCTTTACATTGGAAAACATATAAAAACCTTTGCAAGCATAGCAAGAATCACAAATAAACTTTTTGCCCGCTTCTTTAATCTTTGCTAATAGCTGCGCGGCAGGGCAATACTTGAAAGCAGGAATGTTGAACGAATAGCAAGGCATCTTGCTTGGATTGGATAGTAGGTTAATCATAATAATAAAGTAAACTAATTTTTAAAGTAATGCAAACACTAAATCTTCAAAAAAGTCAGGCTCTAAACCGAACTCGTCAACAAATAAAGTTTCCCACTCGAAAGGGTCACCGCCTTGATTTAAGTGGAGAGCCATTTCAGAGAAAAAAGCGCTTACTTGCAATTCAGCGTCTTCATGAGAAAACCCGTCACGCTCCATTAAGATTTTAATTATTCTTTTCATAAGTATAAAGTACTACCAAACCCAACCGAACACAAGAAAAAAGTGAATTAAATTTACTTTCGTAAGTTGTTGCTTATCAAGCAGTTAAGCGGCGCGGCGGCAGACTGACGTAAGTCACTGAAGACCAGCAACTTACGCAGTTTAAACCTAAACAATCAATCTAGAAAATTTGTCAATAATAGACTCTGATTTTTTATCATAAGTAAGAGCCATAATATTTGGTATGTTTTTATTGAGTAAAGTAAGTTGATTTAATTTTTGCTTGAAACAATTGATTAAAAAAGACTCCCCGAATTCGGGATGAGTTTCATTTTCGGAGATTACTAACACAAGCTTCCAAAATATTTTACCATGTTCTTTTTCAAAATTAGAGATTAGTTGGTTTTTAGGGTCACCCCTCTCAATTTCCGCACATCGCCTAGTGTTGCCAATGTAGTACGCTAGCGCTTTTGAATAAGTGATCGCTTGTTTAATGTAACAACTCATAGGGAAAACGTCTTTCTGTCAATTTTGTAGTTTTCAAGCAACCAATTCACCGCAATAGGAAAGAACTCTTCTTGTCGATAACAATCTCTAGATGTCTTACTTGTCATATGGGACATTTTGAGATGCTTTTCTTCTCGAAAGAGTTCTACCAAGCTATGTTCTTGACCTAAATTTACTTTATACCTAGATTTTATCGATCCGTCTTTTAACGCTTCAGAGTGTTGTTCTCTAATATCGTCCATTATCTCTTGAGCAAGCTCTTCGTTTTTTTTAGCTAATAAGAATAAGGCGTAGCCAATAGCTTTGCATGGAAAATCTGTCGATAAACTTATCGCATCAAAAACTCTATCTAGTATACCTTGATTGGCTTTAATTACATTTTCATATTCAAAGTAGTTAATTTGACCTCTTTGAGGAAAGGGGTTGCCAAGTATAGAATATCTGCCCTCAGCTAAAACAATTTGCTTTTGTATTGGGTTGAGAGCAACACCCTTAATTTTAAGGTTTTGCTCGGGACTTCTTTTCTTTTGGGTGTCGAAATAAGGCATCGCCCCCGCGCTAACACCCAACTTGAAACCTAAAAGAACTTCTGTTCCCTCCGACGTGCTAGCATCATTAAAATATTGAGATATAGCTTCCAATGTGTGCTGACCATTTAATAGGTAACCATTGGAGCAAATTTTAATATCGTCCGTTTCGTAATGCCATGCCTCTCCCTTGAGGCAACGAAATAACCTTTTGACATTATCAACATCTTTACTTCTGTTGTTGTTGTTAATTTTTTCAGACCTCATGTAATTAATTAAAGGTAGATCATCAGCAGTAAGAGCGACCACTTTATGCTCGAAATTATCCCTCTTGAACTCTGCGTCGAATTGTAGGGAAATAATTAGAGATTCATCCTCTGTAAGTTTTTGAGCAAATTTACTCCTTAAGTTTTGTAATTTTATAACAGAAGCTGATTTAGAGTTGAGTTTTGGTTTGTTACTCGCTTTAACTTTCATAATGTGTGATTGTGATTGTGATTGTTTAGGTTTAATAATCTTTATACATAAACAATAAGGCGTAGGCTAAATAAACACAAGGAAAAAGTGAATTAATTTCGCTTTCGTAAGTCGTTATCCGCCAAGCAGTTAAGTCGCGTGACGGCGGCGCCCTCTAAGTGCTTGATAATCAATCACTTGTGAAACAACAATCCAAGCCAAAAAAAACCCCACCCGAAAGGGTGGGGTTAGCTACACAAATGAGGTTATTTACACCTCTACCAATTCGCCTTCGACTACCTCCATATCTAAAACATTGTCAACGTGAGAGTCGATATTAAAATCGACATAACCATCTAGCACCGAATGTAAAGCCTCCGAACGATTTGGAAGTTGAGTTAAGTTACCTTTATATACTTCGGTGAAAGCATTATAAAGAGAGTTCACATCACGAGAATGAAATTCGGGATGATCGGAAGATTCCCATTGATTGACAACATCAATGATTTTTGATTTGGGAAGCGCTCCTACCTGCGCAGCTTTGACAATCAAATCGTTAGCATATACATTCCCGATAGAGCGATTTTTGTATGCTTCGATGCGAGCATCTTGACCATGCCAAAAGCCAAACAACTTACCAAGAGCGCGGTTGATAGTAAAATCTAAATCGTTCAAAATGTTGCGAGTGTGACGACGCGCAAGTTTGATCGTGTTTGTAAAAATAAGATTGTCGCAAACGAATGGGGCATCACCCGCACACAATCCCGCAGGAAAAGTTTTGTCGTGAGAGTTGCGAATACCCACAACAGTTCCACGATCAGTAGCTTCACGATTAGGATGCTCAACAGAGAACAATCCAAAATAATGGTTGTTGTTGCGAGCGAGCGAGTGAACTTCATCTTGAATGGTGAAACCATTACCCGCAAGGAATCCCTTGGTACGATTCACCAATTCATGGTGAGCGATTGGTTGATAAGAAACTGTGCGCTCGCCATTAGCATTTTCTTTTTGGCGATACTCTACGGGCGGAGTTGGCACATTAGCGATTTCTTCAAGTGGTACAAGTGAGTGATTACCTCCGCAGATGTTAAGGTTAACGGATTTGCGAGGAGCGATAGTGGTATTTTCTTCGTTATTCATAATGTCTATAATATAGTAGTGATTGTTTTTGTCAAGAGTTAATTGCGAGAATATGGACTTTCGATAAATTTTTCCCCTTGAACTTCATGGTATGCTTCGGCATCGCTTGCGATGTCTAGCAAAACTGAACCAACCATTGCAAGCATATCGGTATCATCGCCATCAAGTTCATGCTTACGAGGCTCGACAAAATTCTCCCATAACCATTGCATAGATGTTTGCATTGCTCCAACGGCAGACGGGGTTTCTTTGGAATTAAATTCGGGATTGATGTTCATGCTAATGCCTCCTTGTGTTTGAGTTTTCTGTGGATTGTTTTGACGCTCACCTTGTGTGGACGCGATTTGGTAAAAAGGATTGGTTTTCTTACTTTTAATTCTCTTGCTTTCATATATATATAGTAATCCAAAAAACAAAATAACACAAGAAAAAAAAGAATTAATTTTACTTACCTAAACCACTGAATATCAAACACTTAGAGCGCGCGGCGGGCCAAGCACCTAAGTGCTTAACCATCAATGACTTAGGAGCTCTTATAAAGCTTTCTCAATAAATTATCGTGCATCTTTTTTCTTTCAAGATAATCTTGTGAGCTATCTCCACGTCGCTCTCTTTGAGCGAGCATATGTCCTAATCTGCGGACTATTTCAGGAAGGGTTAATTGTTCCGTTTTTTGTTTCATATTAAATTTTGTTAAGTGAGACGATTCTATCGTAACGAAATGAACGTACGGCATCACGATTGATGCAAAATGATCGAAAACCCACCACGGATTTCCCTTCTTTCATATTGCCAAATTCGTGGCGGTGGCGAGGTTGTTCTATAGTGTACATTTCTATTCGCCCGTCCATTGTTTTATAAACAATTTTGTATATCGGATTAAACCAATGATAAATTTTCTTCAATAGACTCTTCATATGCACCTCCTTTGGATGGGTTTTGGTTGTAATAATTGTAAGCATTAGTCACCTCTTGTGCCGATTCAAAACTTACGGAAATAATATCTCTATCCTCATAAGGATGATAAGGGGTTGGAGATTCTTCAAAGAAAAGTTCCCAAAGCTCGCTTGGTTCGTCCCAAGTTGGTAAGTCTAGTGGTCTGCCGATGCAGGTTGCTTCTATATAATTGTTTTTCATTCTTCTATACTATATATTCCGAAGTGGTTTGCAAGCTCTAAAATGTTAGAATCTTTATTAAAAAATTTGTAAGCATGTGTGAGTAATTGTTCTTGTTGTTGTGAGGTGTGATTATCTCTAAGTTCATCATAAATTTCAAATATGTTCATGTTCCAATTCCAAGATTCTACTCGTGATTCTACTTGTGCTTGTGTCATGCTAATTTCTCCTTTTTTAATAATTCTTTGAATTGTTCGTAGACTTTTTGCTTGTTACCTTTGAAGCCAAAATCTTCTTTGACAATTTGATAACAACTTGCACCTCTCGACATCTTCATGCCCATGGTTTCAAGTTTTAAGCCTTTGAGTAATGTACGAAGTCTAAATGCCTCGATTTGTGTTGGTGTATCTAATACTATCATAATGATGCCCCCTCCATTGAGCCATTGATACATAGTTCGTGTTCAAAGTCTTGTAGAGAGCAAATGAGATCCGCAAGAGCTTCTTCAGCCGATTGAACAGTGAATCCATCTACGCCAAGTTCTTTGCCGCGTTCGAGATTGACTCGATCCATGGCATCGGCATACCTCATGTTGCCTTCGCAAATTTGACGAATGGTTTGTAATATCTTGTCTTGTGTCATAATACTAAACTATACTAATTACGGGTTGGTGTCAAATCATTTGACGACTTTTTTGTTTTGGTCGTCTACGATCTTTGCGAGGCGAAGTAATTCTTGTGTTACTTCCGCTTTTGCTGTTTTGTTAGCTTTTGGGTTTTTCAACACCTCGATCATAATAGGAACGAGCGCTGACCATGTAGGAGTTATATCAATCGTATTCATAATATAATACTAAACCCGTTTCCAAAATAACACAAGAAAAAAGCTAATTAATTTTACTTCCATAAGTCTTTGTACACTAAGCACTTAAGGCAAATTGCCGCCGCTCACCCTAAGTGGTTAAGAGTGAGCGACTTACAAAACTATCTTAAGGCTGTCGTTAATTCATTCTGAAACTTTTTTGCTTCAACTAAATCTTTTAAGTCATAGCTGATAGTGCAGAGAGTACTGCTGATATTCTCCATTGCCTTGACGAGGTCTCCCATGTTTGCATGTCTACGATCTTCTAAAATCTCGTCAGCGACTCCGTCAATGGCACATCTAATTGCTTTTAATTCTTCTTTCATTTAACTATACATTACTCCTTCTAGTTCTGATTGCAACCATAAAATGGCTTTTTGTCTGATGTCACAGTGTGAGACTTCAGTAAATACATTGTCATTGACACGAAGATAAAGATCGGATCCGTTCTTTTTCTCTGTCTCTAAGTCGTTCACTTTATACCACTTTTGGGCATAATCTATCATTCTTTCTTCTATTCTCATGGTATATAGGCGGTTACTTGGTTGTGTGATAATAAAACTTCATCTGCATAGTATACAAACTTCTCGGTGTTCTTGTCAACAAAAGTTTCATACTTATATGGGTTATAGGTTACCTCTGTGGCGGGCTTATCTATGTTAACGTTCTCAGCATCCTGAAGATAACCCTTAACAAAAGCATGAACATTCTTACGCTTCTCACGAAGAACCTTTTCTCTACCCTTGATGTCAACATGAAAATAGCAATCCCAAAGCCCAATACTTTCTCCCCTGGGAATATGAGCCTTAACTAAACCATGTTGCTTGATGCTCCAACAATCTTTGTGTAGATTCTTGTAAACATATACGGGACGATTCTTCTTGATGATGTATCGTGGGTCGTGTTGGTTTCTCTTAATCATATAACTACAATAAGGCGGTTTGTTAGTTATAGCAAGAAAAAAGTTAAATAATTTTTATCGCCTAAATGCCTGAATACCAAACACTTAGATAGCATGGCGGCGGCCCGCCGTAAGTGCTTGATACTTAAGGACTTAGGGGGCCTAGTATATGACATTATGATACTACATTATAAATATATTTTAAATTTATTTAGTTTATTTATTATTTTATTTGAATTGTTTTTATTTGTATTATACTCTATTGTATATTTCTATATACTGTTATTTATTATATACAGGGTTGGGAAGTAAGTTATTATTATCTTCATACATATTTTCCCAGGAGGCTTCTTTATCATATGCATTTAGATACCATGGTATTAACCATTCTTTAGCTAATAAGCTAGCATAAAATAATAGAAACAAAGATAAAGAATAATAAAATATTTTTTTTATAAATTTAATTAGAATCATAATCTAAAAGTAATTTGAGTCCTAGGTATATTGATAAACATATTATAATCTCCATATAGTTATTGTGTTAAGGGTTCATAATGATCCCGTGTGTGAAAATTCTATTACCAAGACCTCATATTCTCAATTGCTTGTTTAACAGCAAAAGGTATAAAGGGAGACTTGGCCATCTCATCTATAGTTTGGCTAGCGATAGAAACATCACGAAGATAATCGCCGTCTCGCTCAGTGCTTTCAACAGCTGCACGAACTTGATACGACTGAATAACTTTGCGTCCGCACCCAAAACGAAGTAGTAATGGTAAATTAGGCATTTCCTCCTCAAGAATATCAAGGTCGTTTTTAGTAACAAAACCAAATTGGTCTTTCGATAATATCTTTAATAATGTATTCATGATGGTATACTAGTCTAGTTTCCCTACCGTGTCAAATAAAAAGCCCGCTCTCAGCACAAAAGGAGTAACTGAGAACGGGCGAGGGGTGGGATAGGAGAAATAGATGTGGGGGGAGATTACTACATACTCCCAACTTTCGGTGTGAACATTAGTTCATTATGTGCCTACTCGTACTACAATTGGATTGGGAAAATCCTACCTCAGACATTTGCCCATCGGTACTCCACCACAGAGAATCGTATACCTTAACCCGCTCACAACAGGTTATTTCAGTCACCCACAGGAAGGATTATAAGCCCTTCCAAAGTTTTCCTACAAATAGTTTTATTTGTCCGCTAAGATTAATGTTAGCTACTTGTAGGAATTAAAATGAATTGAGTCTAGCTTAGGCATTTAAACGATGATTCCCTTCTCTTGCGAGATTAGACTAGGCTCAAATTAAAATGTAAAAGATCAATTTATTTTATTTACTTGAGTTTGGTTCTCAATTTTGATTATGTATATATAATACTATTTATTTGGTTATTTGTCAAGTATTATTTACATTTCATTTTATATATTATATATTATATATTATAGTATAAGTTTTTCAACTTTATGAAAAATATTTTTGTGTCCATGTATATCATGCAATGTTCCATCTTTATTTATAATATATATAGTTCCAAGAGTTGCCCCCCATTCTTTACTATATTTATTATTTCTACCTTTTGAGTCGAAATGGGTTGCAAATTTATGTTTTAATTGAGATTGATATTGAATTATATTATTTTTATTTCTATCTGTTGATATTATCAACACAGATACTTCGTCTTCGTATTTATCTTTTATTTTAATAAGATTATTTGTGTTTATTTTGCATGGACTGCAGAAAGTGGCAAAAAAATCAATAAAAACTATTTTACCTAAATGATCTTTCGTATTGTATACTCTGCCATCTATTGTTTTTAGTTTTAGATTAAATGGTTTATTTATTTTGTCGAATTGTCTAAGGTTGAGGGTGATCGCCTTCGACCATCCTCCATCATTATATCTAATTCCATCCCTGCCGATTTTGCCATAATTATGTTTATGCATTAAGTTAATAATTTTATTACCAATTTCTCTTTTTTCATCTAAATCTTGGGTTGTATACCAAGGATTAATAAGATGTTGCATAAATTTATTTCCATAACTAGAAACAAACGAAGCTAAAAATAAAATAAAATATTTCATACAAATTTAGCAACTTTTTGTTTTGCTCGCAATGCTTGTATTTCGCGCAATCTTCTGTCCGCTTCTTTTTGTTGAGCTATTAAACTATCTTCTGTTACTGATCCAAAGTTTGCAAACTTCATACCCCTTACATAGTTTCCATTGCGGACGTTGTTCATAATTGCGGTTGCTTGAGCACATTTTGCGATATTCATAATTTTCCTTTTGTTGTGATTGGTGATTAATATAAGACTACCATAGTTGAGCTAAGAAGTAATGTCAACCCCCTTTTTGCAATAACCTGCATTCTCTTAGAATTTCTTTCAATTTAAAGAAAGATTGTTCGGGCGGAAACAACTTAGCGTTAGTTTCAGAAGTGGTCGAGCGATATAAATCTTCTACAAACTCTTCAGCTTTAACTAAATTAATTAAAGTAATTTCTTTTGAAGTTAATTTATCATACATTTCTTCTTTTGAATCGAATAGACCTGCATTGTTGATGTTGAGTTGTTTAGCTATATTTTTAATTTCTTTCATACTACCTACTATATGGAGTCAAGTGTTGATGTCAAGGTATTTGCATTAATTAATTTCTCTCGTCCATCTTTTTCAAGCGAAAAATTACTGCAACCATTTTTTCTTGCAATACGTTGGGCTTTCCTCATTGCCAACGACTGACTTCTTATTTCATCAATTAACATATCAAGTTGGAATATTTGAAACCAACCTTTTATATTGGGATTTTCTATTACTTTTACTATCATGTTAATATATCTAATGTATAAAATATTATTTGTCAAATATAAAATTATAATTTAATTAATTTAATAAATTATTTTCTACAATTATTTTGTCTTGTATCATATCATTTACATAATACTCGTTATTATATAACCCTGTTACATTCTTACCATTATTTGTTATTTTATTTAAATCATTTTTAATTTGATCTATCATTGCCTCGGCAATCTTTATAACTCCTTCTTTATTTGTCTTAGTTCCATCTTCAACATTATTTAGAACTTGCCCATCCTCAAGATCATTGTTTATGCGCTTTATTTCAGCGCGAAGATTTAGCAACTCATCTAGTCTATTGTTTATTTCCTTTGCGGTACTCATATTTTTCCTCCTGTTGATTTGATTATTTCACTATCTTAGCGGAAACAAGTAATCATGTCAATTAAAATTATTTTATTATATTTATTTAAAATTTATTACATTTTATTTTCGGCGTTATTATTTTAATAGTGTACAATATATTGGGATGAATAGGGAAATACATAATTATATTATTAGAGATTTATTGTCTTCCAATGCTTTTTATTGGACAACAGGATGCCCCGAAAAAAGGTATGCAAGAATTAAAGAGTATGCTTGGTACTTATTAACAAATATGAGTGACGAGCGATATAAGCACTACGAGAGGTTAGTCGATAGGGATAAAAGGCGGAAATAAAACAAATAAATTATTTAATTTTTTTTTCTTTTTATCTAAGTTATACATTTTGGCAACACAACGAGCGCCAATTTCTGTTTCTATCCAATACATATCTTCAACAATCATTTCGGACGTTATTTGACTAAAATTTTTGTCCATTTGTTTTTCGATAAACTCAACACTTTGCTCTCCCGCGTTCATATTATTTACTCTTTTTTTTATTTCAATTATTTCGCCCGAATTTAATTCAATATTTTATTTTTGTAAATTATTATATTTTATTGTTATTTATTTTATTTTTAATTATAATTTTTTATTTTTGTTTATTTTTAACTGAAATAAAACCATATTTATTTCGTTCATATTCAACTAAATTTTGTTTGTAATTATTTTTTTTATTTTGCTTTATTTTAGGCTTAACTATATTTTTTATTTTTTCTAATATTTTAATTTGCATTTTATTTGGAGATAATTAATTCGCGTACTCTACATTCATAATATTATTATTATAGTAAATTTCAATATAAATTATTATTTCTTGTGTGATTTGTTATATTATCTCTTATATTCTCTCTCTATATATATTGTATTATGTTATATATACTAATGGATAATGATAATAGAAGCAAGAATAAAGTAAAAACTATTTGAAACTATCGTTTTGTTGTGTGGAACGCGATTTTCAAGGGTTGCTTGAAATTATAAAGAGCGATTCGCTTTTATGTGGTTACGAATCGGGTGATGAAATTAACCAAAGGAAGAATGAGAAACCCTCGCCACAATACCCATAGGAGAAAAAGTCAACTAATTCCTCTTTTTCTTTTGTAGATTTTTGAGGTAAACATTTATTGCTTTTACTTCTTTATCTGAATATGTTTTCATCGGATTAGCAAAAATTTGTTTATAATCATTATTGCTATCTTTTGAATCTTTTGCAATATTTTTATTTTTATTTTTATTTTTTAACATAATTAAAAAGGTACGTCATTAGACACAACTTGTTTTGCCCCTAACGGAAGAAGATTAGAAGCATATCTATTATCCAATCTAACTCCATAAATTTCACCAACAAGCTCTACAACTCTTTTAACTCCAAAACTATTTTCTTTACAAATTCTTAAATCCGCAATGTTTTTGATTGTTGGGTTCACATCTTTATCATGTTTCTTTCTTATGTATTTTTCAACAGAAAGTTTTACAAGATCATAAGTATCTAATTCTTCATCGTCTTCATCCAATACATTTTCATCAACTTTGACCCAATTATCTTCAGATTCTGAATCTTCGGGATCGTCATTCCAATCATCTTGATCGACAAAATCATCGTCAGAATCATCATAATCTTCATCATCGACAAATTCATCATCTGTATCTGATCCGTAAATAGGCTTATTAGCCTCGTAGACAGGTCTATTTAACTCTTTTCTAGTGTCAGTAATATCAGATATCACCTTATACTTAGAAACGCGAAGTTTTTGAAAACCACAATCAGTTGGAACTGAAACTGCATCAGCAGGATCAAACTCTACAACAAGTAATCTGCCATTTTCTCCCGCCCAATCATTGGCATAATCATAACTACCAACATGAAGACCGAAAGAACAATGATTGTCTTTGTTATCATCCACACAACGACGTGCAACTTCGATAGTTGCATCAACCTCATTGAGAATTTGATAATGTTCATTGGTTTCGCCTTGGACAACAATGGTATCTGCATTACCTGTTGAACTCCAATAATCACCTCGAACACCTTTATAACCAAGGCATTTACCCTCAGCAGTTGTTGGTAAATTTTTGTACCCCAAGAATGTGTACAATTCTGCAACACTATTAGCACTTGGATTGGCTTGCAATCGTGCAATAAAATTAGTGATTGGTGCAGAATCTTTTAAACCTGCACGAAGCATTTCAAGCAATTTGTCTACCACAACACCATGCAAACGATGACCTTTGTAATAAATAACTTCATCTTTGACTTCAATGTCGCCTTGAACGAAATCTTCAACCGCACGTTGAATATCAACAAGATCACCAAGTTTATCAGTTTCCCCATTGAGAATCGCTTTTCTAGCAAGATGAAAGTTCGCATGATCTTTACGAAGTGTGTGAGGTTTACCATCAAGAAAGATGGTAAGTGAATTTTCGCTTAGAATATATGGTATGTTGCTCATTTTATGTTCTCCTGTTTTAATTATTATAATAGTAGTATAGAATTTTTTCTATGTATTGTCAATGTTTTTTTTTAAAGATTAGGAAGAGGGAGCAATCACTCCCCCTCTTCCTTTTGATTATCACACAAGGAAATATAATCTTGAATTTTGGTTGTCATGTCACCATGTGTGTGGTGCTGACGTTTGTTGTAATTATGGTAAGCATCATTAAGCATCGAAAGATGAGGGTAATTTGATACAAATTTTTCTGCATTAGAAACAACGCTATCAATGTCAACTTTTACTGAACTGAATTTTTCTTCCAACCATTTTGCATCGTGATGAGCAACAAACTTGAGTTTATTGTAATGATTGTCGATTCTAGCGGAATCCATAACACGTTTGTACGAACGTGTAGTAAGAAGCAAATGATCGTCTGCAAATTTACTCCAATCAATTTGGTCGCAAGTTAAAATGCCATGATGAGCATTTAATATATCTACAATTTTAGTGGTTTTTTCATGTTCTGCACTACTAATAGAGTTTCTGATGTAGCAATCAGTCATATCTGCCATATTGTCCTCAATGATTTGCTTGTAGTGATCTAATAAAAAGTCAAGCCAAGAAATCCAATTATCACCAAGTTTCTTTACATCACCCTTGCGAACACCCATGATGGTAAATTTACTTAACTCAGAATCTTCTTCAGCTTCCTTACGAATAAACTTTGCAGTTGAAGCAACTCTATCTAAATCCCAACCTTCAACCAAATCTTGGTCAATAGTAAAACGAGTGATTGGAACATATATAAGTTTACCTTCTACTGAACCTTCGATCTCACCTGCTTCCAATGAATTGATTGGATCGTTGCAATTTGCCCAATAATCTGCATTGCGATAAAGATGCCTAGTATCGTGCTTCATTTTGAATAATGGAATTGATGCGCGACTAGCACCATTGCTAACTTTATTGCGAACAAGTTTTTCTTTCTCTACATTATCAGAGAATAACTTGTGTTCATCTGCAATCAAATTAAAATCCCACTCTTGATTGATGTAATCCCAACCTTCATCGTTAACAGGATAAATGACATAAACTTGATTGATATGCTCATTCTCGTTGAAAATTGTTCTAGCACGTAGATTGTTGCCATGAGCAGAAGCAATGTTTTGAATCATAAAAACACCATCTTCTTGACAATATATGCTTGACACTTTTTGACTTTTAACTCTGTAACCATTGCGAGAATCATCATCTTTTTCTTTGCTCATTTGAGTAAGAATAAGATCATCATGCCTATCGTAATCACGATTAAATCGAGCATTATTAATTTTTACACCATTCCACTCAAAAGCATTGTCAAATAAATTGCGCAAAGAACGATTCAAACTATTTACAATTCTAGCATGATTTACTTTTGCTTCAAATAAGTCGGCGCTATCTGCAAGTTTGAGCTTGGCAATTTCAAGAATATCTTCACTTGCCACAAACAATGCTCGACACAATGCTTTTTGTGTTGACTTATTGTATTCTAATGCTTCACGTGAGTGGTGAAGTTTAATAGAACCGATTGGCATACGAAGATAGAAATTACCTTCTTTAATCATTTCCTTAACAATGCGACATGATTTTTCATTTGAAATGAAATTGTCTACATTTATCGCTTCGGGATCAAGAGGATATACAACTCTACCCATAACAATATGAGCTTTACTATTGTAATAATAATTGTGTCCACCATCATCTTCAGTTACAAACCAATTACCTTTATCGCTCTCAAGGGAATTTTTAGGCTTGACAACCGCCTCGTTTTCCTCAAAACCAATAAACTTTGGCATTTCTGAATCGTCAAAGAAACGAAAGAACTTCATTACAATTCCTCTGAAATTAGTTAAGTCACTATCTGCAACTGCAACTTCAATAGATAAACCTGTTGGTTCGTTGCTTGGTTCTTCAAACAACTTTGCAATCTTTGTATCGTCATCATCATTGACAAATACATTGTAAGATTTCTTTATTCCACCATGATAAGAAACACAAGTAAAGTTGTCACCATAAGATAATGGAGCAAACTTGCCAATACCGAACGCGCCAATGTAATTGTTAGATTCACGTTTGGTTGACTTACCATACTTAGAGTAAAGACCAAAAACATCTTCCTCGCTAAGTCCACCCCCGAAATCGCGCACACTAAATGTGGGATTAAGTTTGGTTGGCAACTTGATCTCGATAGGGCGAGTAGAATTTGCTTCTTTATTCGCATCGAGTGCATTGGCACTTATCTCACGTACAACTGCAAGTTGTGTGTTGGAATAATTGTTTCTTAAAAGACTAGCAACATATCTCATATCTTCTGCATCTATCGTGCAGTTGACTTGTTCAAAGTCGTGAGATTGTACTACTTGTTCCTTGGTTTTTTCTGCGATAATCATTTTTTTTCCTTGTTTGTGATTGAATTATGTTCCTAGTATGACAGACGTTGTTCGTATGTCAACACTTTTTTTATATATGAAAGAAATAATTTTCTAAAAATTATTTTAACTCTTTATATAATTTTAAATAATTATATTTTATTTCTATTTGCTTCCCCCATTTATATTATCTAATCTATTATATTGTGCTTGCTTATCTTGAGCAATTTTAATTTCATCATCAATTAAATCTGTTATTCCACTCACATCTTCTATTTGAATACCAAAATACATATCTATCAAATCTGCTATTTGATCGGCGCACTCATAAAATCTATATTGGAATCCACCATTTTGTGGAACATTAAAACTAATTTTTTCTGTGATGTAATTCATGTCGATATTTCCCCCTTTTGTAAACGTATTTTATTAATATGTCGATATATTAAACGTATTAACTCATGCCTGTCAAGGATGAATCTTCCCATGTATCCCATAAGGTTTCATAAGCATTATCCCAATTATCAAAATCGCCACATTCAACTGCAAGAGTTGCTTCTCGTTTAATTAATTCGTTATCAATTTCTTCCCAATTAAAATCAAGAGACATTTGATCTTTGTGGTAAACTACCTCTTCTGTATCATTCATATTTGCACCTTAAACATTTTTTTTATCATTGTCAACATTATTATCTGACCAATCTTCAATCTCTTTGTATTTTAAATTAACTTTAATTTTAATTGATTTATCTTCTTCTATTGATAAATATTCTTTATCTATTTCTATTTCTCCATATAATAAATCATTTAATTCATTCTTATCTAAGTCAATAACTATATTGTATTGATAACTATCCATTGTCAACACTTAAATTCATGGATTCTGATAATGGAGTATCTTCGTCTACTTCCCTAATTGATACAGAGATACGATCATTGTAATCTGTATCTTCTGTTGGTACAAAGTTAAATGTATTAATTTCTCCACTCAATAATAACATTATGTCTTCGTGAGTTAAACCTAATTGAATATTATAGTCTTTCATATTTGTCAATCAATTCTTCTAGTTGCCATTCAGATAAATGCTCGAAATTTTTTGTGTATTTAAATGCTCCATCTAAATAGGTTGCTCCACCTACGCCATCGTTACATATTTCGACGCCATTTACATCAGTTTTACATTGATAACCAACTAAACCTTTATTAGTTTCAAAATATCTTATGCTTGTTACTTTCATAATTCTAAATTTGCAGTTATTGTTATATCTAATACTCCATGATTCATTTGACTATCAACATTAAAACCTAAGTCAATTAACTTGTCAACGATAGAATGTCTATGATTCCAAATATCTTTATCCCAATTATAATGGTCACAAGTAGATAGTGTATTTGAACCATATTTATTTGCAAGCTCAATTTGTTTATTAATAATTTGATTTAATTTTTCCTTCAATTCTTTCATGCTATCTCCAATCTATAATATCCGTTCTCTATTTGCTCTGCTTCGGTAAGACTATCAAGACCATTGTAGTCTTCATAAACTTCACGAATGTACTCTAAATCTTTTCCAACATAAAACGCAGGAGTATAATCTCCTTCTTTGTGCAAACCATTTGATTTGTCTGCTTGAAGAATATAATCTAACATTTTTTGTGGCTCAATATTCCATACTTTTTGCACTTTCATTTTATGTATTCTCTTTCTCTTAAATATTCTTCAAATTCTGTGCGAAAATTATTAAGAAAATTAGGGCAATCTTCTGCCATTTCTGCGACAATCTTCCAAGGATCACCTATAAAGTTGTCAATGTCAACATCATAATAGAATTTGATTTGATCCTCTAAAGACATATCTTTTATGTACTCTTCGTATGTTGGTAATTCCATGATTACATTATCATAATATTCGCACTCATCTTCGTTTGCGCCATCGTATATTGGTTGTTTCATGTGTTTAAATACTCCTCTCTAACTCTTTCTTTAAACATCTCAAATTGAGAAACGGATAATTTCAACCATTCCAATTCAAGTTCTGTATATTTTTCTGCTAAATCCTCGCTAAGAATATAATCTTGTAAGAATTTAAGAATGTCTTCTAAGTTTGTGACGTCTTGTTTATGTATAATCATGTTGGTAATTTCATTTTATTTCCTCACAACTAAAAACTCCCCTATCACCATGAGTGTGGCGAGTATGATATTTCCCTAATTCTTCTTTATCTTCGAGTATTGGATAAAACAATCTATCTGCACCATACTCATCCAATAAGTCTTGAACGAGAGTTTCTGCGTCAGTTGAATCCTGCGCATTTACTTCGATATATCCACCGATCTCTTCTGTTATTGATAATCTAAATTTTTTCATATTTTTAAACTAGGCTAATTTGCATGATATGTCAAGCATTGTGATGGTTTTTTAATAAAAAGTTTGTGTTTATATAGTTAAACAAAGATTTTGCATCTTTTATCATGCGATTATTGAGTGTCAAGTCTTTCTTTAAGAAACTTTGCTATATCAATTAAATCCTTATTGTCTGCCCATTCTGTAAGAATTAATTCAAGTACCGAATAATAATGGA